GTGAATTGAGCTGCCAAAAATAGATTGATTAGGATCAAGACCTGCTTTTAGACAAGCATTTCTGTAACCATCAAAATACCTAATATATGTTGAAATTCCTTGCAGGTTTCGGTTCTTTTGAACTTCTACTGATGTAGGTGTTCTTCCTAAAGCATTAGCGTACTCTATAAGTTCTTTGATTAGATGATCTCTAATTTTTTCTTTTTTATTTTTGTAATATTCCTTCGTTCTCTTTAGATTCAAATTTTTTGTTGCCATACTTTGAATCGAAGACCATGATCTATCTTTGAACATTTTTAATAATTCTTCATCAGTTGAGGTCTGATAATGTTTTTTCAGCATGTTAATATCTTCTTCGCTCCAAAATTCTCTAATTTTTAAACCCATATGATTAACTTTAGAAACAACAGAAGATTCCGTTCTATTAGGCAACATCTTAAGGAGTTCATGAAAAGATACTTTTCCATAAAATTTTCGAAGAATCTTTTCTTCTTTTTCGGTGTAAAAATTTGAGTTTCTTTTTATGCCGAGTTTATAAGCCTTTGTAGTAATACCCTCTTTTGAAAAAGGTGCAAGGTTTTTAAGTAATTCCTTCCACTCTGCGTTAGGATAGTGAGCTTTCAAATAGTGGATTTGTTTTTTAGACCAGCGATTATTACGTGTTAGATTAACATTCATCTTATTCAAATGATAATAAATAGGCGCAGTATGTGTATAATTAAAGTGTTTTGCTATATCTTGCATATTAACTCCTGCTTCATACATTTCCTTCATTTTAAGTAAATCATTATTAGAGAGATTTTTTGATCGTTCTCTATTAATTGGTAGACCAGCTTTTTTTAGCGCATTATTCCATGATCCAAAACGTTTAGTGAAAGTATCATAGTTTAAATCATTTTCTGCAAAATCTTTTGCAACAGGAGTTCGATTGTATTTGTCGTAGAAATTCCTTAGAAAGGTTATTAAATAATCATTTGAGAATTTTTCTTTTCCAAATTTAGCTTTATAAGATTTTTTTAATCCGAGGCTATTTGCTTTATGCTGTATTGTGCTTTTACTCCTTTTCTTAATGAGAGCATCGTTTATGTCCTCATAAGAGTAGTCAGCATACATACGTTTTAAGGTTTCAATGTCATCAACATACCATCTGTCGCTAGTCATTACACCAATACTCTCTAAAAACCTTACCCATCCCCCAAACTTTCGTTCGTAAACAGATGGGGAAGGGGAAGACGGATTTTTCTTTAGATCCTCTAAACTAGGGTATCTTCCAAGATCGTTCTTTAATTTCCAGTAAAAATTAATCAGTTCCTCTTTTGAAAATTTTCTTTTTAAGGGCTTTGTGTAATGAATTGAACAGTTGCATCTTGGGCTCTGTTTAACTGAACTCCATGTTCGTTCAGTTTGTTTTCCGCATGGGCAAATAAGCAACATTTTAAAATTTGCATTTACATATTTCCCATTGGCTATTGAAAATCCATGTTTTTTTAGAAAGTTTTCAACATATGAAGTATCTGTTCTCTGTTTTTCAGCATTCTGATTTATTGCACAATCCTTACATCTTTGTCCAGTCCTAAATTTATTCCATGTCTTATAATCTTTTTTCCCGCACGAACAGATGTAAGCCATCTTAGTAGAGCTATTAATATACGTGGTTTCAAGGAGCTCGCAATTATTCTCTTTGAAAAAATTTTTTACATATTCAAAGTTTAATTTATTTGGCTTATTTGCTTTTTTTCTTACACATTTAATGCATTTTTTATGGAGACTGTTTCTATATGAATAAAAATTTGTAGTTCCTATTTCTCCGCAAACACATCTGTAAGAAAGTATCTGCTTAACGTTTTTAAATTCTGAAATAAGTTCACATCCATGTTTCTTGAAATAATCTCGCACACATTCATGAGTGTATATTTGAGTCAATGATGTTCTCTCCCTTTTTAAATCCATTCCAAGAAATTTTCACATTATGTACTGTGACTGTCCCTAAAACTTTTCCATTTTTGTGTAGTAGAGTTAACTCAGTCAAATCAACTCGATCATCTGATATGGCATAGTATGAATCCAGTATGGCTAGATCTTGAGTTGTAGCATTAGAGATTCGCGATATTTCTAAATTCATCATGCCGCAAACTGTCTTACTAAGCATTGTTAACAGCTCCTCGATGTATATTTAGTTCGATTTCACGTACTTAATATACACCTAGGTGAATGAAGTGTCAACAAAACATATATTTTTTGTTTGACATATCGATTATTTGGTATGGTTTGTGGTATGATAACTACAGATTTTCAAAAAGGAGATTTGTGGTGAAGAAATTAAGAATCAGCTTTAAGCCTATGGAAATAACTTTGATACGGAGAGATAAAAATAGAACTGATCTGAAGAAGGATTTAGGAGTATCGCCATCAACCTTAGCGAAAATGTCTAAAGGTGAAGTGGTTTCATTGGCAGTCATTCTGAAAATCTGCGAATACTTAGAGTGCAATATTGAAGAAGTAGTAGAGTTTGTTGAAGATGAAACTGTAGATGCAAATAAATAAGTCGCCCAATTAATGAGCGACTTGATTTGCTTTTCTTATGGCTAAGTCCATAACTCCTTGCCAGTACTCAGCTTTCTTAAGAGCAGTTTTGATTATGTCACTGTCTTTCTTATAGCCAACAGGATTATAACCAGGAGAATCATGTCCAGGGAGGAAATCAATGTAGTGAACAGGGTTTTTAAAATCATCCACCGTTATTTTCATGGTAATTGACTTAACCATCGTAACCTGCTTTGAGCCAGAAGAAAGTCCGCCAATTATTGCTCCTACACCTCCTGCCAAAACCCCACCGATTGCTGCGCCAGAAATCTGTTCACCTCTAGAAGCTTTGGACACTGTTTCATTGTCTAATGATATTGATGACTCGATTATTTGTGAAAAAGGGTAGGAGAACTCAATAATTTCATTCTGTCCATTCCGTTCATAAAACTTTAAAATACCTTTGGATTCGTTGAACGATATTTTTTTGTTGTAATTAGTAAAAGAACCATCGGCTTTGAAGTCTTTATCGTATTCTTTTAGCGTTTCAACACTGTTTCTAAATTTATTGGATAATTGTTTATTTCGTATTCTATACGGCTCGGTTGCCAAAAGTAATCCTCCCAGTATGGTGAGTATCACAGCAAAAGCTCTCCATCCGTCCATAAAATAGAAGAAGGCTGTCAATACTCCATATAAAATATAAAATAAAACCTTATTATTCACCAAACCACCTCATCAAACAATATGCCTACAGTATACCACAATTTTCATCTACAGGAATGTTTATCTTGAGCATAAGGGAAGGGGATAGTTTAAATCCAACAATATTCACTTTGCGTTAAATACAAGATGGATTACTTCCAATCCTTAATAATCTGTTTAACATTCACCTCTTCTGATATAATTTAACAGTGAAGTAAACACTTAGAGATGTTCATTATATAGAGAGCAAACGATTTAGAGAGTGGAGTTGATTACTGTGAGTTTTAAAGCTGATGTACTGCAGGTTTTTATTGCATCACCTTCCGATGTATCAAGCCAACGAGACGAAATTGAAAATGCGATTTTTGATTGGAACAGACGTTTTGCAGAAGAATTGAACATTGTACTTCTGCCTAATCGCTGGGAAAAAGATGTTGCACCAACATACCATCCTATTGAGCCACAGCGAATTATAAATGAAACACTTGTGAAGAAATGCGATATTTTAATAGGTGTTTTTTGGACAAAACTTGGGACTCGTACTACTAGTGCCCCATCAGGAACACTTGAAGAAATCGAAAGTTTTATACAGCAACAAAAAGAAGTGTTAATTTACTTTGTCGACAAGGACATTCCTCGAGAAGGAATTAACTATGATGAGCTAAAGCGAGTAGATGAATTTAAAAAGAAATACACTGGACTATACAGTTCTTATGACAAGTATAAAGTTATTGATCATCTATACGATAAAGTAGTTGAATATAAAAGAAACAACCCAGAAAGTGCATTTATTCAAAGGGAATTAACGAAGAAAAAGATCGAAGAAGTCAACCTTAAAAATCTAATTTATTCCGGCAGTCTAACTGTTAATGAATTTTTGTTGCTTGGTTACATATTGGAGACCGGGAATCGCTCTTTTGGAGTTAGGTGGATGGCGGATGATTCGAAGAACATGATTTTAAAATGGGAGAATCAAAGATCTTTAGGTAAGAGTAATTTAATAGATAATTATGAATCTGTTTTAGAAAATTTTCTGGATAGAGGTTTAATTGAGCCGAAAGATTATACGGAATATGGTAATGTGAAGTTGTATAAAATGCCTATGCCAATATTTGATGAGCTTCGCAATTTAGCCCCCGTTGTCAAACAAGAAATATATGAGGTTGTAAATTCACATTATTTTGAGTTGCCGTTTTAAACAGTTTTGCTTAAACAACGCCATTTAAAGGGAGTGGGCTTTCACTCTCTTTAATTCTTCTTTAGAAGAGGGGAGGTTCATCAACTTCCACTCAACGCCTCAATAAAAACGCTGCCTAAACAATCTTTCTCTCCTTTCAAGATCATTTCAATTATCACCACATTGGCTTATGAGAGCTACTTCAGAGGAATACCATTTCTCAAGAACCTCCTCGAATATTTCTAAAACTTCACTTTTGTTCATGGGCTTTTCACCTGCAACTTCAAAAATAAAAAGACACCATTAAGATGCCTTTTCTTTCTCTTTTTCAGTTTTAACTTGCTCCAGTAAGCTTCTTAAATAAACAGCACTTACACGTCTTCTAGTTTCTCTGGCAATCATTTTTAACAATATTCCTGTTATAACCGAAGTCACAAACAAAGCCCACCAAATACTAATCTCCATATAAAGTTTTAATGATAATCCTATCAAAGCAACTATTGCCGCAAAGTACTTAGAATGATCAAATTGGGATTCAACTTTTGTTACCTTTGCGATCCCGTAAAATAAACCATCATTGTCAAGACCTCTTAAAAGGTTTAACAAATAAATTAAATTACCTTCTGTACGCTTTGAAAAATTAGATTCAATAAATTCATGAAATTCCTTTTCAGATGCAGTTAAGAAGAAGTACTTTGTGTCTTCCTTAGTCCAATTTTCCACTTTCTTGAACTCTTTTTTCTTCTGTCTAAACGGCCACATATTACACATTCACCTCATAGTGATTATCGTACTTAAATGGAAAATTTTAAAGAGAGGGAGCGAAAGCCTCCCTAAATTGTGGTATCATTAGAATGATTATCAAACGAGGAGAGATTTTTTATGGAAAAAAGACCAACAGAAGTTAGACCAGATAACAGACCGTCTGAAAATGCAATGAACATACCAAAACATGAGCAAAATTCAGCAGACAAGCCGTCACTCACAATAAAACCACCAAAAAAGAACTAATCTGCATCACTTTCAAAGGTAGCGTTATATTTATCTTGAGCTTTTAGAGCATCATTTGTATTATAAATAGATATAATAAAACCTGTTTTAGTGTCAACGAATATCTCGTCTACTTCGACATCCTTATTATCTTTTAAAATATTTGTCCAGTGCTCTGAATTGGAGAGTAGCAGGTTTCTTTCTAATTCAACGGGTCTGGACACTTTTTTTATCTCTCCATAAATCACTTCATTAGGATTATCAATTTTTCTGAATGAAACATACTGAGTATTATCTTTTAGAAAAGTTTCATTCCAAACAGTCGATGTGCCAGAAAGTTTAGCAGTTTTACTGCCTTTTCTCACCACATTCACTAAATCAATCATCCACTTATAACCGAACCTTGACACAAACCAGGAGAAAAGAAAACTAAAAATAACACTGAACGACACAAAGTAAACAAGGAAACCAAGTTTATTCGATAATTCAAGAACGTCACTTAGAGTGTGAACTGATAACCAAGGATTATTTGCCGAATTTGCATTCACAATCTTCGCTGCAAGCTGATAAATGCCAAGCACAATCATTCCAACAGGGAACCAGAGAATCGCGCTTATTGCTGCTATTTCAAAGTTAATATGTTTGCTTGCTGGATGTAATCCAAATAACTGTATCCAAAAGTAACTCAATAATCCTGGTAAAGTAAAAATTAAAATTGCTACGAAGTTTTCCATCTTGACACTCCTTTAAATTAATTTTACAGAAAAATGTTGGATAATTCACCACATACGTCAAATAAAAAGACATCCATTAGGATGCCTTTTCCATCTCAGACTTCACTTGTTCCAATAAGCTTCTGTATTTCACTGCCCTCGAACGGAGATTTCGGCCATGCTGAATTCCTTTTAATACAAAAATATAGAAAATAAAAGCTAGTAAAACTCCACCAATAGATCCCCACAAGGGGCTTTTCATATATCGATATGAAATCGAAGCCTGGGTAGCTATTAGTACAAGACCAGCACTAAACCCGGGGATTATTTTTGAATTATCATTTGATTCTTCAATTTCTTTCATCCTTGCTATGCCCAATATGATTGTATCCAAATTTAAGCCTCTAATCCGTTGTAGTTCAGCTTTTTTGTTTTTCTCTGTCCAATACCCAAAATAACTAGTAATATAGCTGATTATTTCGACGTCAGACCAATTAAGAAAAACCTTGTCTAAATCCTTCGCTTGCTTAAAATTATCCTTTTTCCCAAATAGCCACCCTGTTTGAATCTTTGCTTCAATTCGATTACTAGACTGTGTCATTGAAGAGGGAAGTTCTTTTTCATTCCCTTTATCAGCCTTTGCCTGCTCAAGCAATTCTTTAAAGTAACTTGCAGTTGTCATATCCCTTTTATCCAATACAACAGCAATCAAAAGCAATGAAGCTGCAAACATCGTGAATGTGAAATAAACTTCCCCTCCAAGAGGTTGCGGATTATCAATTAACATAAATTTAACCGCACCAAGCAATGAGCCTATTATTAAAACAAAAATGGCAGCAAATTTGGAGTGATCAAAACTTGATTCAATTCGTACCATCCGAGCTATTCCAGAGGAGAGATCATTATCACTTAACTTTTTAAGAGCTTCATACTTTTTCATTTGTTGAGAATGGGGTTGTCCTTTTGCAGGAAACTCCTTTCGAATGAACTTGGTTAATTTTCTTAATCCCGTCGTTGTAAGCTGATGTTTTACGATTTCACTAAATTCCACCAATATCACCTCGATCCTATTATCGGGCAAATGTGGAAAATTTTAAAGAGGGGGATATGACAATGTGCTATACTTTAATTACCAAAATATTGGAGGTTGAACATTGATGAACTTCGATCCTGAGAAATTCAAGAAACTTCTTAATTCTGCGTCAAATCCTTCAAATCCAAAGGACACAAAAATAAAGAACTATTATGTGAATCAAGAGTATCAAGAGTTTGTATCTTTCGATATTGATTTTGAGAATGTAGACGTCGCTTTGCGTATTGCTGGACTTTTTGGAAAACACGCTACGAACTTTACTATAACCACTTTGCATTTCCCTGACACAAACAAAATTGATTATATTCAATTTATAGTTTCCAAAATTAACGACCCGGAACTTTTAGCTATCCTAGATCAAATATAAAAACTCCCACTAAAAAGGGGGAGTTAAGTAGTCCTGTAGTTCGGTTGAAGGGAAGAGGGGATTGAATTAGAATAAGGAAACATGTATGTAGGTTTATACCTCAAACAAAACTGAATATGACATACAGTGCAACTTCAGCTACAAGCAGATAAATCATATACCTTGCATATTTGAACACGTCATCATCGTCAACGCTTTTTTGGCTCTTGAATGTCCAAACAAATAAACCTAGCACAGTTAACGCCAAAATAACCTTAATTACTGTTAAAAAAGTCAATTTTGTCACTCACCTCAATGATTTTGACTCACATGTATATATTCCTATTGTTTTTGAAGGGGAGCTAACTCACTATAATCGCCAATTGCAGTTAAGCACAGGTTTACCTTCATCAGCTCGATTTCTTGGTGTTATTCCATTTAGGTGAAGGCAAGACATATAATGTAGCAACTATAGAACCTATGACAAACAATGTCCCAATGATCAGTTTTGTTAGTGATTTCATATTACATCAACTCCGCACTTTTAATCTCAAAAAAAGTATATATGAAAGTTTTTTACAATGATAGAGATTGAATAAGATTTTAAAGAAATTTTAAACTGTTAAGCATCGTTTATAAAACAAACTGAAGGGGAAGGGGCGAGTGTTGTTCATGCTTCCACACGTCCTTATTCATCATTTTGACTCAACATCTTCATTGCGATTCCATATTTATTGTTAATTGCCGCGGATGCCTTTCTGATTAACTTTTTTCGGCTCTTCGGATTTTATGGTGGGATTCTACTTCTTTTCACTGTCGAGTCATTCCACAGGGGTTATTTAGAAAACAAGTGTTTAACTTATTATATTATTGATTGCAAAGTTCATTTAAGTGGTGTGTAATAATTTGTTCTGCTTTTTCAATTGTGAATATATCCGGTCTTAAAAGAGCATGAATGGATATGCCTTCAATGATGACAGCAAGTCTTAATTTTTCGATTTCAATATTTATGGTTTTATTTATACAACCTGCTTTTATTAATATTTCAAGCAGTGCTTCCATTAAAATATATTCTCCTTCAGTTAGTTCATCTTTTTTTGCGTTCAAAGCTGCACTAGTAAGTGAGCGGATGGCAAAAACTAGCCAAACACCCGTTTCAGTTTGTTTATCCTGACTCACCGGAACTAATTCTAACAACGTTTCACGTACCGCATTAAGAGGGTTTGTTGACCAGGATATATTCTCCGACCTTTCTCTCCCGCGAGCAAGAAAATATTCCATGATAAATAATAGTAATTCATCTTGGTTTGAGAAATAATGTCTTAGTGCTCCGGTAGACATTCCAGCCTCAGATGCGATTCTGCGGATAGATGCTCTTTCAATGCCTTCCGTTTTGATAATTTTCCAAGCCGTTTCAGCGATGATCTTCCTTTTATGATCATGATCAACGATTTTTGGCACTTAAATCACCTCTTGCTTTTATTTCGCACACTGTGTTATTATCATTTTATCACAGTGTGTGAAATAAATAAATAAGGAGGATATTTAGGTGCTTGAAATCATTGAATCATTAATTCCTACCAACATAGATTTCACAACAGCACTCCTCATTATTGTGCTCTGTGCTTTCATTGACATTTTAAGCCCCGGGGTATTGGCCATCACAGCTTATATCCTTCTAATACAAAGAGAAAAATTGGCATCGCGTTTGATGGTTTTTTTAATATCCACACAAATTTGCTATTTTATGATGGGTATCTTGGTTTACCTGGGAGTTGGGCAGATAATTGGTTTTATAGAAAGCGTGACTAACAATCAAATTTCAAGTTGGTTTTATACGATACTTGGAGTTGTCCTTGTACTCATTAGTTTTTATAAGCCTAAAAAAGGAATGGAATCCCGGTTTTTAGAGTGGTTACCTAAAGAATTATCAATAAGTGCGATGATTATACTCGGTATTATTGTATTTGCGATCGAGTTTACCACAGCCTTACCGTATTTTTACTCGATATTATTAATGGATGGTTTAGCGTTCAATACCGGCTTGTCCATAAGTATTTTACTTGGCTATAACGTGCTTATGGTACTTCCTTCAATCATATTATTGTTCATTTATATTCTATTTAGAGGTTGGATACAGAATAAGCTTGAAAAACTAAAAACAAAATTATTAAAAGCTCCATTGTCTTCTTTATTAGTGGGAGTGGCAGTTATTGGAGCTGTTTTATTCAATATCGGCATTAGGGGAATTCTATCGTGATATTAGTTATTTGGAAAGGGGATGTAGTGTTATGAAAGAGATTGCAAGCGGTGTAAGTCTACTTCTATTAATCCAAGGAGTTGGAGGTATCATAAACCGATTAGCAGGTGGGGGACCAAGTTGGTTTCTCGTAAATTACATCGAGGCTTTGCAAGGGTATGAAATTATAGCCAGTATGGTGTTAGTTATACTGGGAGCAATTATTGGTGTAGGTTCTCTCAAAATAAAAGGTAAAGATGACTAACCTATTATCTCTTCAAGACCTCATAGTTATTGAACCACCACAAGAAAATGAAAGCGATATGTTGTTTAAAGTGGAAGCAATCAACCCACCAGAACGTTGTCCTGAATGTGGTTTTGACAAGTTATATAAGCACAGTTCACGAAAGCAATTGATTATGGATTTGCCCATTCGTTTAAAGCGAGTGGGCTTACAATTGAACCGTAGACGTTATAAGTGTTGTGAATGTGATTCTACCTTCTGGGAACGCCTTATATCCATTGACGAAAAGCGTAGTATGACCAAAAGGCTTGTAAAAGCTATCTAAGAACAATCCATGTCAAAAACCTTTGTAGAAGTTGCAGAAAACGTTGGTGTTGACGAGAAGACCGTCAGGAACGTTTTTAAGGACTACGTATCATTCAAAGAGCGAGAATACCAGTTTGAGACTCCTAGATGGCTTGGGATAGATGAAATACACATTATCCGTAAACCTCGCCTTGTATTGACTAACGTTGAACGTAGGACTATCTATGACATCAAGACCAACCGTAACAAGGAAACAGTCATTCAACGCCTTTCAGAAATCAGTGACAGGACCTATATTGAATACGTCACAATGGATATGTGGAAGCCTTACAAAGATGCTGTTAATACCGTCTTACCACACGCGAAAGTGGTTGTAGATAAGTTCCACGTTGTCCGAATGGCTAACCAAGCCTTAGACGGTGTTAGAAAGGCTATCAAAGCTAAAATGACAGCTTTGGAAAGGCGTACCCTTATGCGTGAGAGGTTTATCCTTCTAAAGCGTAAACACGATTTAAATGAGCGTGAAGCATTTCTCTTAGATACTTGGTTAGGTAGTCTGCCTGATCTAAAAGAAGCCCATGAACTCAAAGAAGAATTTTACTGGATATGGGATACCGATGATCCTGAAGAAGGCAGAGACCGTTACAGACTGTGGAGAATACATTGTATGTCCAGTAACTCCAAAGACGCTTATAAAGATCTTGTGAGAGCTGTAGACAACTGGCAAGACGAAATATTCAACTACTTCGATAAAAAACTTACAAACGCTTATACAGAATCTATAAACAGTATTATTAGGCAAGTTGAACGAATGGGTAGAGGTTACTCATTTGAAGCGTTACGAGCCAAAATACTGTTTAATGAGAACCTCCATAAGAAACGTAAGCCACGATTTAATTCAAGTGCTTTCAGCAAGGCTATATTATACGACACTTTCAATTGGCATGAAGTAACAGACCACGTCATAACAGGCAACTATGGTGTTGATTTTTCCACACTTATTAAGAAATTGGAAAAGGGTGAATTATAAGCCCTTTTCCACCAAATAATCCGAATACCCCTTTTTTCTTTGTGATCCCCGGTCTTCAATTTTTCTGTTATTGCGTCGTACTTTTTTGAGAAATCGCTCAGCATCTTTTCCTGCTATAATAGGTTTGACTCTCATTTCCGCAATTCATAGAATCTCTTTTTTAAGGGGAAATAAGTAAAAATCCCACTTATCGTTAAGTGGGATTGGTTATTAATCGGTGCAACTCTGTAAGGATGCACTCTTAAAAAAGCGATTAACATTTTTGTTACTATTTTAATCTGCTGTAATTATAAATGAAGGAAAGCCCCGCATCAATTAGAGGGGCTTTCTATGTAGTGTAGTTCAAGTAGTTCTTTAGTTCGGTTGAGTTAATCATACCACAGCTATTTTATTGTTTCAACCCCTGACTTGCCATTGATTATCAGGTCATATTTTTCTCCTTTTTCAAAGTAAGTCTTCCCACTCTTATTTACTAATTTTACATAGGACAGTTCGGCAGCTCTTTGAAAATAACGTTCAATTTTTTCGACAGGTTCTCTTTTCCATACATGTCTATTTAGAGAGACACTGTATCCTTTAAGCCCCACAAGGCGCCCGTGTTCCATAAAATCTTTCCATAAATCAGACGTATAAAGCAACTGCGCAACTTCTCGCGCTTTCTGATCTAAAGAGTCGTCTTGTTCCTTGTTGTCAGTATCATTGTCAGTTATGTTAAATAGATCTTCAATATACAAGTGAAAGTCTGAGAAAACATTAACAACATTATTTATTCCATTTTTAGTCGATAGAGTATAAACTGTTTTGCATTTTTGTTTGATTTTCTGAAGCAGAGGAACATAATCTCTATCATTAGAAATAATCACAAAAATGTCTATTTGATCAATTGTGTATAAGTCATGCATACATTCAATCACCAATTCAACATCGGTTGAACTCTTTCCATCGATTGAGCAATGTCTTACATCGACACCAAAAGTGTGAATTTCAGTTTGATCTGCCACAGAGAAATCGCTGTCTTCGAAATTTGAAAATGCTACAAATTTAATAATATCCATTTCGTGTTGGATAAAAAAATTGTTTATGACTTTGAAGAAATTCAAATCATAAATGGGGTGGGTCCTATACTCCCTTAATCTTTTATACAAATTCTCATAGTCAGTGTAAATAGCTACTTTTTTCAAACAAACTCCTCCTATCAGGATCATATTTCGACAGAATAGGAGGAAAGACCTTCTTTTTTTACAAAATTTTTATTTCACTCAAAAGCAAAACCCTCAAGAAAGAGATCTTGATTTTGAATAAAAGAGTGATTTTACATAAATATTTGATTCTTCTCTTCTTTAAAATCGCGAAGATCATAGTGTTTGATTGTAGTGGAGACATCTTCGTGTTGAGCAATGTATTTGCTGACAAGTTCAATCTTGATTTTCTTGACTTCGAGTAAGTAGGTGATACAAGAGGCTTTAAAAAGGTGAGGGTTGATTCTGCGGCCAAGAATGTCTGACAAAACATCGGAGCAAAAATAATCAGCCCACGTTTCTGACATTTGCTTTGGTTGTCCACCGTAAGTAGTGGTAAAGAGGTATTCATGATCATACCCACGTTTTTCGTGCCACAGCTTTAAATATTTTAGAGCCTCTGTGTTGATCATATATTCCAACACCTTGCCTTCACCACTGCCTTTGCCAAATACTTTATGTGACAACACATATTGCTGCCCTTCTGGGATAGGGTAATCTAAAATTTCTGTCTTAAACTGTATGATTTCAGCTCTTCTAGCACCTACATTAAAAGCCGTTGCAAGCCAGGCCATTCCTAAATAATTTTCATCTTCCTCAAGGGCTTTCATCATGGTTTGATAATCTTCATATGTAATTTTTACTTTCTCATAAGTGACTGTCTTAGGTATAGCAGGGAGGCCGCGGGTAAAGTTCCTGAATGTTTTATAATTGTCATCATCTTCAGCCACGACGTTTTCAATATAGTTATTTAAAGAAGAAACACCAGCTTTTTTTAGTGCGATACCACTGGAAGACATGCCTCTGTTTTTTAAGAAACTTTGGTATCTAATGAAGTCACGCTTAGTGATCTTATACAGTTTCTTTCCATTTAGAGAATTATGTACCCACCAAAAGAATTGCCGAAGGGAAGAGGTGTATTGCTTTCTCGTTTTGTCACGGAATGAGTGAGCATCCAAGAATTCTTCTGTTAAATTTCTATGCTCCTCATCAACCTGCACCCACATCTCATCAGTAACATCAGGCAGCTTCTTTGCACGGGGGCGTATCATATTCTGTTTTATTTCTTTCGCCATTAATTCACCACCATTATTTAATTGTCTTGTGTCCAAGTTTATTGATATCCTTGGTCACAGCTTCAATTAAGCGACCATCCTTTAAAGCTTCAGCAGTGTTAGCCATGAAAGGTCTTGGTCTACCATAGCCATAATCATATGTGTCTGGGAAAGTATAGCCTTCACCAGTTTCCACAACAGTTGCGACATCGCGCCCTTCATCTTCTCGAATGTTATCCAATGAAAGCCCGTTAGCTTCATTTTCAGTTACAAAGGAGCTTTTCAGGTCATTTGTTCTTTCATAAACTAGGGGATTGTACACGTCGTAAACATCAGTTTCAACATGTTCTTGCCCAGTCTTGATTAACGTTTGCTTAGTGCTGCTATTTGATTGTTGGATGGCCTTTATAGCTTCTGTTTGCACTAAAATGGCGAGATCTTTATAAGTCGCCATTTAGCTGTCCTCTTGAGTAAGCTCTTCAACTTTTCTTAGGATATCTTCATTGGCTTCTAGTGAATCTACAAACTCCTTACTCTGTTGAGCAATCTTTGCAACGTTTAAAGCTGTTTTATCAATTCTTTGCAAACTTTCTTTAGGGAATGACTCGTAAATCTTAGAAGCGAAATCCGATTTTGCAATTTCCTCGAACATTTTTAGTTTATCTGTAAGTTTTTTAGGGTATTCTGCAATATCACTAAATTCGATAATTGTATACACATAAAGCAAGTCACCTGGGCTAAGTTCAGTTTTAACACCTTTTTTATTTTTAATATCCGTGAAATCCCGAATTAAAGATTTAAACATCTTCATAATTCTTGCAGAGTCAAAATTTGGATAAATGTAAGTATGATATTGATCATTCAATTCAATTCTCTGCTTCTCATTGTATTTCTTATTATCCTCTTTAATATGACTGAGCGTTAATTTTTGTGTTGCCATCATATTTCCTCCTTATAAATCCAAAATAAAAACACCGTTAAGGTGTTATGCACATTCCTAAATCCACGCTGACATTAATGAATGGTTTATCATAACTTCTGCCTGTTATTTCTTCATACTCTTCTGAGGTAATGTGCCCCCACTCAACATAGTCTCTCATAATAGAGTCGTCTTCATAGCAGCCCCAATCATAAAACTGTTTGATAGTAGCGTAATCAGGATACTTCATGACGATCCACCACTTAATTCAGCCACAGCCTTCTGTAGTTTTGCTATCTCATATGAAAGTATTGCATTTTGCTTTTTTAAGAGATCGATGGGATCAGGCTGTGAGGGAGGGGGCTTTAATTTTTCGATATGTTCTTGCGTAGCCGATTCGATCCATTCATTTTTTTTGGGGGTGAACTTCCCGATATATAAGCCATCCCGTGGTTTTATATCAGTATAAGAACTGGGAATAGGATCATCGTCTTCAATGCATATATCTTCTCCTGGTACATAAATGAAATCATCGTCATATTTGTAAATCCATTTCATGTAAACCCTCCTAAGCTGACTTAAATCTAAATCCAAAAGTGATAAATTCATTTGGATTGACTGTATTGGAGCAGCTTTGTATATATACATTTCCATCAGTGGAAATCTGTGTTCTATGAAATTGAGGGGCTGAACCTGTTCCAATACTTGAAGCAACGCCTATAAAATGTGTCATTTGCAAAGGTCTATATCCCTGGGGGAGTGTAAAAGCTGGCACCTCAAAACCAATAGTTCCCCCGGTTATTGAGCCAATTATCTCAACTTCCCCAAGTGCATTTTTGCTAAACTGAACCTTATGGGTTCCATACTGCTTCCATCCGTTTAATAAAGTAGGTGATTGCCAGGTCACGGCCGCATCGGCATCTGTAATAAATCTTTGCCATCCTTTAAATGTCCCATCAGTGTGGATTGTTCCGAACCACCTTCTAGGATTAGCTGTAGCAGTTACAACGATTGTTTTTCGCGAATTATTAGTTGAAACATCGTAATGAAACCATTCGACCGCCTTCGGATCTGGAGAGTTTATAATTTTATTGCTGACAGCATAATAAAGACCGGATGGTAAACTTAATAAGTCAGTGCCATCAGAGATTAGCGTTCTGCCTCCGTTGTCATCAGTTAATTTATAAAGCTGTCCGGCGTTCCATTTCGCTCTCTCGTCCGCAGTTATATGCCGAGTATTATCGCTGTTATGCGCATCAAATTCGGTCTTTGCTGCTTGTTTAATATTATCAACTTTTGATAACCCAACCTGTTCTTTTGTAACAGCGTGGGGGTTGTCTTTATCGTTTGAATGTAAATCTGTATAGCCTTTTGCCAATTCTAATGCTTCATTGACATCAGAAGACGAGGGGACTGTAATAAATTCCGACCAGCCTGTGGAGGGATACCAATGACGAAGATAGATTCTTGAATCTTCTCGATTTCCTGCATGGAAGAAAAGCTGTGCGAATCGATATTTTGTTGTTTTTATGTTTAAACATTCTCCGTACTGACTTGGGAAACCAACTGATCCCTGTGAGAGTGGAAAGGTTGAGATGCCGATTGGATAATTATCTCCAGAATAAGATGCATCTTGGTATGAGGATGAGTCTTTAATTATGGTTACTTGTTGAGATGTTACTCCATGGGGATTTTCATTATTAATCACATGAGAATTAAGCAGCTCATTAAACTCTTCGATTTTTTCGGCAACTTCTTTTTTGTTATCTACGGTATGTTTTTCAAAAAAATCAAATCTGCCTTTTAAATTCTCAATCTTTATTTCATTTTCTTTATTCTGGGCTCTAGAGAGGTTATCCATCGCTATGTCACCGCATTTCCCTTAATGGTAAGTGAACCACCATTGATTTTGATTATTTCAAATAGAATTGCGGTTTTCCCGGCAACATCAAACTCCCATATTTCATCAATTCCAAGAGTGCTTGCGCCAAACATGTGATTAGAGGAGTTTATTCCTTCTAGGATAATTTTTTTCCCATCCTGTGTAACGCTATAAAATTTAACTTCTCTTGAAGTACAGTCGCCTGTAATTTCAATAGTAAGTGTGCGATGAGCACCCACAATAAGTTTTTCACCTTCACTTGGTTCAGTTACAGAATCGTGGAAGACGAAAGGAGTGATTTGAGGTTCGACTTTTCGCGGTAGTGTTTTATAATCGCAAACTGACACTAGAAACCTCCTTACATAAATTTTCTTAATAAAACACGCATTTTATTTGTATAAAAAAGAAGAGGGGAATCCCCCTCATAATCTTTATTAATTAGATATTATTTTTGGTTAGCTGGATGCTTGGCTGCCTTTTAATTCATCAATTTGTTTTTGTAAATCATCGAACTTAGCCTTAACTTCGCTGTTTAAGTTAACGAGCAAGACGCTGCCGGTTCCAATGTTGTTACTTCTGACAATATTGTCACCAAGCATTTCATGAGTAATGCTTTTTTCTTCAATGACAGCAGGATCGCCTTTGTCACCTTTATCACCTTTTGGTCCCGGTTCACCCTTGTCACCTTTATCGCCTTTTGGCCCCGGCTCGCCTTGCATTCCTTTAATGTATAAAGGGTTCTCTTCACTGTTGTTTTTTAAATAAACAGCCGTTACTGGTTTTCCTGTGCCATCATTTTCTGCAGATGTAAATACTCCATTACTTTCATTTAGAAATTGTTCAGCCATAATAGAATCTCTCCTTATTTTTGTTTTAGATTTTGATTATTAGTCACCAATGTCTACAGACTTTGTTTGAGTTCCTGTGTCTGATCCTGGATCTGGAGTAGGTTCTGGTTGCTCAGGCTCGGGAGAAGGTTGGGTATCATCAATAGGATTTCCATCTTCATCGACTGGAATTTGGAGGACTCGTCCCATTTTCCCCGAACCTCTTTTCGCTGTTGCTTCAAACTTCAATTCAGGAGTGAGAGCAGTTCCGTTTTCAAGTGACATATCAAACTCACCTGAAGGAGTAACATTATCGAATTGAAAGTATAAATAGTTAATTACTTGATTAGTATCTGGATCGTATTCAATTGTTCGGTATTCAATTTCATACTTCTCAGAGAACTTATCAGAGGCAATTTCCATAGAGCGACCTTTCACTTCTTCTTTGTAAATTGCAAGCAGTTCATCACCAGGTTTCGCGAACTCTTCTGGAACTGTAACCGTTTTGTCCTCTGCTTCAAGTGTAATTGAATTTCCTTTAGCGTCTTGAAGGGTAACTAATCCAATCGGCTCCCTTGTCACGGCAACCTCACCAATATCTGAAACAATAAGATCATAATCAGTTTTGTAGACGTTAAATGTTCCTTTTTCAATTTCAACACCTTGAGACATAGCCAACCATTCAAGGTCAAACAGCGCATTTTTTAGATTCAGAGTAATTTCTTTATCAGATCGAAGGATGGCAATTGTTCTGTTTCCAATACCACCCTTTAGCTTGTCTTGGGTAACTGCTTGCGAAAATCCAGCAATTTGGGCTTCCGCAGTAGCAACCAAATGGCCATCACGTTTTCTTTTTAGAATAACGTCAGCCGTATCGTTAATAACTGTTTTCATTAATTAAATTCCTCCTAATAAAAAAAGCAGCCTAGTGGCTGCTTGAGATCATTTTAGAAATATTTTCTGCTTCTTTTTTAGAAAGAGTGTGGTTATCATCTTCAAATATCTCTATGTCTTTGCTCCAATCCTCTATGTTTTTAGCGTGATCGGGATCTACAGTTGCAAAAAGGGTGGAGGTGTCATATTTCTTTAATAAAGCTATTCTTAAGAAAGTCATGTAAACTTGATAAATAGTCCAATTAACAATCTTTTCATAATCACTAGAACCAAAAGCGACGATGCTTGAGATCATGTTTGTCAAATTAAGCTCTGAGGACTCTAGGCTTTTAAGTCGCTTGCTTCGTTCTATTGCCTTTTGGATAATGGGGTTTGGGTTGATTTTTTCTTCTTTCAATAAATTCATATCTAAAATCAATTTTCGTATTTCAGTAAAATTGTCCTGAGTAACTTTTTCAAGAATTCCTTCGTCATTAAACATTTTACTTAATACTTTATGATAGGCTTCTGTAAATAAGGGGAGCTGCGTAACAACTTCAAATAATGTAAGTTTCTTTACTTCCTTGGAAGACTCAGTTTGATTTGCGGAAAACAGGCTATATGCGATTTCATCCCTACTCATTCTGACAAGGTTAAGATATTGAGCGAACTTGTAATAATCCTTTATTTTAATGAAATGACAATCTCCAATCGAAGTTTCAATTGGTAAGCCTAATATGTAAAAGTCTCGTAAATCATTCATTTCATTGCTCCAAATGTGAAAATCATTTTATAACCCAAATAACCAGCAGGAGGGTTTGCAATCAGCATTCTTTTCGGAGCTAAAGCCTTTCCGAAGCCAGCGATATTTTTATTGAAGAGAAGCGCAGATAATCTGTCCAAAATTTTCAATGACCTGAATTCATTTTCTTCATATGTCTCGATATGAGTGTAGACATCAATGTGAAGGTCTTGATCCATAAGCAAATAGCTTTGATTAGAGGGCTTTGATAAACCACTTCCCAGATACATGCAGACTCTGCAGATTGGTGTGTCAGTGATATCGTCAGTTTTCGGAGCTCTTTTGAAGATCGTATTAAAAATAGGGGGGACAATGCGGGAGTTACCATTCTCTTCAACAGTAGTTTCAACATAATATCCTTCTAAATCCTGAACATCTGGGAGTTCAGGGGAGAGGGGAGTGTCCTTATAATATAGAAGCCTGTTGAGATCTGAATCGTCAATCAATGTTCTGAAAATCTTGGTCATGTGTTCGACCATGTTACTCATGCACTGTCTTCACCTCGGACTTTCTTTTTGGCAATTAATTTTATTGTGCCATGATCTTCATAAACTTTAGAATAATCAATATCATTAACAAGATAATCCTCACCGAAAAATGAGAGAGCGAGTCCAATTTTAATTTTGTCATTTTTTACGTTTGGAATTGTAATGTTTGCTTGTCCATCAGGAAGGTTGACGGCTAGATCAGTCCCATTTATAGATGTTGAACGCTCAAAAACACATGGGATTTCAATAACTTCTCCAGGGACTTTAGTTTTGATTGGTTTACCAGTAACTTCGCTTATTTTGTCTGAATCAATCCATCTGTCATTTGTAGTTATCTTTATTGAGGAGTTACACAGCCTAATTTCAGCCTTTTTATAAATTTTATTAAAGCTTGGGAAAGTAGTGATTAGCCACTTTTGACTGTCCCAGTTGACGACTCCTCCAATATAAATATCTTCGGGCAGTCCAAGAATGTATTTAGTCATTCCATCACCATTTGAAAACTTCGAAGTAATCAAACATGTTACTGATTCTTTTTCATCAATTGATACAGTCTCTGACTGAAAACCCTTCAAACCAGCCTGAAAAATTAATTTCCCATCATGTTCAATCTTTTTATTAACGTCGATCTGATGGTAATTTTTAAAGTCTTTCATCTAAATCACCAGATAGGGATTGACCTAATCTTACGATTTCAGCACTCACGTCCAAAATGATTTCACGAATTTCAACTAGTTCTATATCAGACAGCATTTTTTTATTTAAATATTGCTCTACTTTATAAAGAACAGAGTTGTTTTTCTTACTTAGTCTTATGCAGTGTTCTTGTAAAGAGGAGGGGACTTGTCCTTCATTAATATATTTTTCTCTCATAAGTAATCCACCTCTGCATTCATAATGAGGCGGTCAATATCTGCTGTTTGTTTCTCAATTGACTTTGTTAATGAATTGATTTGTGTACCATAGTTGGTAACACCAACGTCTTTTGCAAATGGCTGCCATGTAGTCTGAAAAAAAGTCTGTTCATTAATTAAAAAAATTAGACGTAAATAATGAACGAGAATTAACAATTCATCCTCGTTCATTACTCTGTCTACTGTTTCAGTTTCATCGTTACACTTCAATTTTTTGTCGCGAAGTCTATTATTGAATCGCAGGACTGCGTTCCTTATAGATTTATAAATTAAAGATTCTTCCGTAGGTAAATTGATATCAGACGTTTTACAGTTTAGCAAGAAAAACTCCCAAATTTCATCATAAGAAGTCATTATTGAACCTCCTAGTCAAAGAGCAGGGAAGGATCTTCGACACCCATCCATTCAGCTAAGGCTTTAAGTTTTCCAGCAGGGATATCATCACTGAATTCAGAAGCAACATCAATAACAAACTGTTTTTCTGAGTCAACTGTAATCTTTTCAAGTTTATTTTTCATTTGTGCAATGTTACCTGTTTTAATCATCTTTGAAATTTCTTCTTTTGTGTGAGTGTTGTTCGTGTATGCTTCCGCATCAACAATTGATTCTTTGATTTGTTTTGTTGAGTCATCTTCATCAACAATAACTAATTCACCTTTATCAAAGCAGACACTATTCATTGTCAACCAGTCAACAACATCTCTAGGTACTTCCTTGATCTCAGCCTTACCATTTTTACTACCTGACCAAGTGAATTGTTTAAGTCCACCATCTCCGGTGTACCCAACAAAATAAGAAGTGTTTCTATAACGAGCCAATTTAACTTTATCAGACATAATTTCCTCCTAGTTTATCCTTTAAAATAAATACTTAGATAGATACTGCTGCTTGTTCCTCGATAATTCCAATCGCTTCACCAAACAGAAGGTTGACAGAAGCAGATTGAGTGATTTTCATTTTAATTCTTTCATCTTCGATGTCTTGTTCTGTTAACTGTTTAAGCCCACCGTACTCAACAATAGAGAATGGTTTTTGTGACACTCCACCAGCAAACATATAACCTTTGTTTACAGGCAACTCAACTTTTGAGTTAGTTTCATCAGTGAATGGGTTTGTGAGGTTTACTGCAGTAGTTCTTCCGATTGTAGTAGGGTTTAAAGCAGTCAGAAGCTCATTTTTAATGCCATCTGTTAGAAGGTTTTTGTATGTAGAATCTGTAGCTTGCTGGAAAGCAAAGTAATCAATAAGTAGTGAGTCCCCAACAAATACCGGCCTCCCCCCATAACGTTGAAGAACTGAAGCAACTTCATTATATTTTTGTAATGTAAGGTTTGAACCAACAGCCACGTTTTTTGGTGGGATTTTTCCTTTAGCAATAGCAGCAGCCGTCAATTGATGGATATTATCCAAATACAAACGGACTTTTGCATTGGCAATGTCGTTGACTAATTTGTTGAAGTACTCGAGAGAATCAGTCACAAGGTCAAGTGGCTCATAGTAAAAACCAGTGGATAGCGTACGTGGAACAGCAGGTACATTTTCTTGACCTTCAACACGGACTAGATCTACGCCTGATCCATTAGCAGACCAAATCACTTTTGCTTTATTTTTCTTAGGAATTTTGATTAGTTTTAGATTTCCTGGTTTCTCTTGTTCGTGATTTGCAAATAAAGTGATTAGGTTTGTAACCATTGGTTTTGCAATTTCATCTGCTTGTTGTACAACAAGTGTATTAAACTGATGCAACATAGAAGGGTCAGGGGTGACAGTTCCATCACCAAATACTTTCTTAATATAAGTTTCGATATCTGATTTATCAGTGGCTTCCATCTTATTGTTGACCACACGGCTAAATAAGCCCTTAATTTTTACAGTGTCAAGTTTCATATAATGTACTCCTTTTCAATAAGTGTTTATTAAGATTCTATTAATCACCAATGTCTACGGCTTTTGCTTGAGTTTCTGAACTTGTTCCAGGTACTAAACCTGTTTCTGATCCTGTAATTACTTCGAGACGTACGAGCTTTTGTCCCATTGTGTACTGGAGATCATCTTCGCTGTTTACAACAAGGAATTTAGCAGAAGAATCTGCAAAGTCAGCATGAGGTGAAGAAGGGTCGCTTAAAACATATTTTTCAGTTTTAATATCAAAATGCGCCACTTGTCCTCGTTTAACTTCTTTGACGCCTTCATTCAAAGAGAAAGCAGAAACATCAAAACGTGTGTATCCTGGTTCCAAAATAACGATACGAGCATGTTCACCTTTAGCGTTATAGAAATCAGTCAAAGACTCGCCCAAATAACGAACTTCGGGAGCTGCAATTAAGTAAGCTCTGTGCTTTTTATTGGAAAGTTTTTTTGCGATACGGTTTCCTTCTTCATCAAAACCGAGTTCCACGAGCATAAAGTTGTCGATATCCGATCCTGAAACCTTGGCACCGTGAGCAAGTGTTTTAATTTTTAATGAATTTAAGTTACCAGTAGTATGTTTCCCTACTTCTGTGAGGGCAGTTTGTAGTCTAGTAGCCATTTATAAATCCTCCATTTTATTTTTTAAGATGAATAGCGTGATTCAAATGAGTCGTCATCTTTAAGTAATTTTTCACGTTTGCTGGACAGCTCTTTAATAAAAACTCCACCTTGATCAGCTGCATGGTCTACAAGTTCGACCAACATTGAATTCAATTGAAGAATTGCCTTGTCAGTTTCTTCGCTGTCTTTTGCAGATGCAAAAATAAGATTTTGAACTTCTTCAGTTTCGAATTTCTCTTCAGCATTAAGAGCTTCAAACTTAGACTTGTAGAATTCTTTCTTTTCTTGGACTCTTTTTTCGAATTCTGCTTTTTCATGTTTTTCTTTGAACGGCTTTAGCTCTTCTACAGCAGAATTTAATTGAACGAGTTTTTCGCTTGCTGCATTAAACTGCTCTTCAAGCTTAGCTTTACTCTCCTTGATTTCATTAAATTGCTCGGAGAGCTCTGAAATTTTTTTGTTTTTCTCATTAAGTTGACTTTGGATCTCTTCGGAGACAACTTCTTCCCAATTTCTTTTTAAGAAGACTTCAGTTTTAGAGTCTAGATCAATTGTCAAAGTATCCCCATTTTTGGTGTAGTTAACTTTGTAATATTTGTCGTAAGAATTATCTTCAGACCAGCTATAAATGTTTACAATAAAGTATGTATCATACACATCAGCAATATATGATTCTTCGTTTGATTCAAGAGTTGGATCAAGCTGATTATAGATAAGTGCCCTTATGTCTGAATGTGATAGCTCAAAGACTTTTTTAAATTTATCCACTTTTTCACCTTCCTTTTGTTTTTCTTGGTTCGCAGCTTGTGCAACCAATTTCTCGAATTTTTGCATCTCATTAAAACTCACTAGGCGAGATGAATCATATGCAGGGAGGACGATATCGTGTTCTCCTCGTTTCTCCGAATTCAAGATCGCATGACCTTCTAAATAAATAGGTGCTTCAATGTACTCTATTCCATCTTTAACAGAGTAATTTGAGTATAGAATTTCACAGCTTGTGTTTATATTGATGCCCCGCGAATACCATTCCAACAAAAGTTCACATGCATCACTGAATCGCGAACTCCATAAAACTGCATCTGCGGCCAAAACTTCTTTTTTCCCTTCTGTGGTATCGATCTCCATAATGTATCCTTCAGAAGTAAACACTCCGATTGGGGTAGTATCTGTCTTAACTTCAAGTTCACCGTGTTTATCAGTGCCTAAATATGCTTCATGTGATCCAAGAGCGTCAGTAGCTGTATTGATTCCTTCAACCTCATGATATTTTGCAACAATAGGCTTATTGATAATAGTAGGGGAGGCGTCCAAGGCAACTTCCTTAGAAATCACTGTATTGTTATGAGATGTCTCAAAGTCAAAAATGATAAAAGTGCAGGGGAGTTTTGTGGGATCATCTGTTTTCTTTATCTCATTAAGCTGCAATTGAAAAATTTTTTTCTTTTGCTCTTTGGTCAAACGTTTCTTCACCTCCTTTCAAAACACACTCAAATTATTCTGGTAGACTGTTTCCATTTGATGTTGCAGATTTAATAGTGTTTTCATTAGTGCTCTCATCTACAGCAGGGTGTCCAACTTCATTGCCTGTATATGTATAGGATGTTTGATAAGGCCTTATCTTATCTTGAAGATTTAGCTCATCTGTTTCATATAAAGTTTGTTCCAAATAACTTTCCCATGACACGCCTGCAATGTTGTCGATAACATGTTTAATTGACCATCCTTTATCATTAAGCTTAATGAGAATGTCCATCTTTTCTTTAAGAGTTAAAGGCTTATCTTTGTCATAGTTCATGTAATAATTATCTTTTTGACCTGCAGGCAGGATAAGGTTAAAGAGTTTTTGATATACTTCTTGTTCAACTTCCTCCATTAAGACGCCAATTCTTTTGTAAAAGGTATCTAAGTTTAATGAGGACGTTGCATAGTTGCCACCCTCACCATTTAACAGAGAACCTGATAAACCATAAGCGGATTGTATGTCACTGTTGATATGATCAAACTTGGCTCCGTCTAATCCATCAGCTTTCACATCTGGGAATGCTAAACTTGCAAAGTCAGGGATCGAAACAACTGTAACCCCATCTTTATTGTTTTTTTCTAAAGCAGTTTTAACTCCAGAGTGTACTTTTTGTTTTACTGCCTTTGGAAGTTTAAGGTTTGTGTATTCACCTTTTCCCTTATCAGTCCCGATAGTTAAAACCGCAACTGCATTAATGATTTTATTAGCAATTGCCCTTTCAACATCTTTGAGTTTCTTTTTATGTAGAACATCATACAATCCTGGTGTAACCCATGATGTACCTAATCCCTGATTTCTTTTTAATGTTCCAGTTCGAAGTGGAAATGTCCGTTCTTGAGGAAGTTCCTTGTATCTGTATTTCTCACGATCTTGAAGAAAGTTTTCATAATCGGAATTCTTAATGAAAGGGGAAAAGCTGTTTAGCAGCTCTTTTCTATAGTCCTCTTTAATGTTGCTGAAATACTCCAAATCGATTAAACAAACCCAATCACCATTTCTTCTGAAAGCTGGAAAAACATATTTAACGCTGTCGAACACAAAAGGGTAGGGGGATTTATCGTCTCCTAGCCAAATTCCAACGAGTGTTCCTGCTGCTGCAGTTTGTTTTAGCAAGTCGCGTGTTAATCTTTTATGCTTTACTTTATGGAGGGCTTTATTTAAAAGGGATAAGTGCTTATCAGAGGACTTGCTTTTTGTAAAGGAATCAATTTTATAATTCAAAGTGGGGAGGGCTTCAATTAACTCAAATAGTTGATGAATCTCAGCGGTTGAAATATAGAAATATTGAGCAAGATCTTCTATCTCTTCCTGAAATTCATCAGGATCAGAAAAGTATTCTTTTAACTGCTTAGCATCTACTTCGCTTATAATACCTTGAGAAAATAAGTTAGAAACAAAGCCAGATGCAAAAGTAGACACATAGGTGCTGTAATCGTTCAGCAGCTTTTTGTACTCCTCCGATTCAATATCGATTTTTTTAATATCAGTCATACTTCACCTCATTTCTTTTAAAAGTAGACAAGATCATCATCAGTGTCATATTCTGTTTGTTTGTTGAGTTTCCGTTCTAAAAGAGTGGCTACATAATTTCCGTATGCCACGGAACTATATCTGTCTTTCCGTTTACTCTTAGGTTCTTTTAGCTTAACTTGACCATTATCGTTGTACTCAGCTTCAAGGTTTATCATTTCATTGATTAACAAGGTGATTTGGACATAAGATGAGATAAATTTGGCCTTGGTTTCTTCCGGTAAGGCTTCGTATCCTTTGAATCGCTTCAAATATTCTCGCCCTTCATTTTCATTAATAGGGATTTTAATTTTTCTTCGTTTAAATCCATCTTTAAGAAGAACTGCAATCTCACTATTTAATTGAGCGTTACCTTTAATACTGTAAATGAGTTTTTCAGCATTTTGATATGTGCAACGTTCAGCCATTTTTTCGTCATTGATACAAGAGAGCGGTTCATATTCTTTAGCTCTTTCTTTATCATATAGAGGCTGACAAAGCGCATCATATACACCTAGACCAATGCTTTGAGTATCTAGCACAATATAATCACATGCATAATCTTCGAATAATTGTCTTATCCTAGTTGCTTGTGAACCTGTGTGTCCACCAACTATGCTCTCCATATAAACAATGTGTCTATCATAACCATTAGAATTTGGAATTAATCTGAAAACGGTATACACACTAGCGTCATTGTCTTTACCTGCCATGCCAGCGATGTCGTTGCTAATCAACCTTAATTCTCCAGGTTTTTTGTTTTCAAATTTGAAATTGGAATCTTTAATGAGGTCATAGTAATCAGGCGGGAATAGGGGAGAGGCGAGCTTTCGATTTTTTTCAAGGTCTTCAAATTTAAAATAAGCTTTTTCAGATTCCCCGAACCACAATGCTTCCATTTCCATTGACCAGCCAATGGGGTCAAAGTCTTCTTCAGACATTTCGTCCTTTACTTGGTCTTTATCGAGGAGTCCTTCTCTAATAGCAATTTGATAAGGAAGACCGCACACAAAATACTTTGATCCTTTCATCATTGCGTTAAAATAGGTTACAAACCTGCCGTATGACCAGTGAACTTTATACCAGCAGGAGGATAAGTAAATTTCTTTGTTTCGTTCTTTTAAATGAGCATACTCTTCTTTTTCAAGATATTTTGGAGACCTTGGAGCGGTAAGAAACTTTCTCAGTACTTTGCTAATGATCTCAAAATCGACCATTCTGAACTCGTCCACAATTAAAAGGTTTGCACGTTTTGAGCGAGCTCCGTCGTTTGATGCAACAATTTTAATCCAACTACCATTATGGAATTCAACCCTTGCGTCATTAGTTGAAGTTTTTAAGTCCTCAATTTCTCGTTTTAAATTCGGGGACTCTTTTCGCAAATCATCAATTTTTTCAATAACTTCTCTTGCTTGTCCTTTAGTTCCTGAAGCAATGACTATCTTTGTACCAGGAAATAGTATGGCTTGAACACAGCAGTACACCGACGTTAACCAAGTTTTACCCTGTCCGCGACTAGCTAAATACATGAAATAATGGTTGTGAACCATCATATAAATCAAAATGCATTGAAATAATTTAAGGGTTATTCCTAAGTATTCTTTTACAAATCGATGGGGGTTAGCTCGATAAAAAGAAGCCCAAGCACCAATGCCATCCATCAGTCTTTCTGATTTAGATTTTTTGTTGAAGTTCTTGCCTTTATTGAAGAGATTAATCCCTCTACTATGTTTTTTTCGATCTGTTGTAAAGTTACTGTATGAGGCCATTTTCGTTTACCTCGTCATCTTCTTCATCTACAGGCTCTTCAACAGTGTGCTTTTTCATTTCGTCCCAATATTCATTTGAATAGTCATTCTTAATACCAAGCATCCTTGATAAGTGGCCTAAGAAAAATACTTTTATGTACTTACCAATCTTATCAGGATCTTTCCAGCGAGGTTCAGGTTCTGGAATTGGCCTTTCGTTTTCATATTTTTTTATCAATGTACCGAAGGTCTCTTGTTCAACACCGCTAGCGCCTGATTCTTGAACTGGTTTTAGATTACTCGATCCCAATAAATCCTGGAGTGTTTTTTGCTGCTGGTCGACTTTCTCTCCATTTTCACGACGCTTACGAATATCCAGCATTGTTAGACAAATTTGATTTATAAGCAGTTCCATTCCTTTAGAGTCGCATTCATATCTATTTGTAAAGTCTATGTACTCATTCTGAAGCCATAAATAATCCTCAATAGATAGACCGCGTCCCCAAAACTGAATGAATTCATCAATGTCTTCCTGTGTCACATTTTCATCGCTTTTAGCAAGCAACATTTTCTTTGTATGTTCTTGTTCTTCTTCAAAATCATATTCGCTATCTGACCAATTTTTGGAGATGAAATCTTTCATTCCAATATTTTTCATGTAGACACCAAAAACATTAGCATCGCCATTTTTAGATTTTGTTTTTGCTTCATCTATTGAAGCTATCCAAATATCATAAATAAAAGGGCGATCAATCATACGTAAAATGTTTTGTACATGTGTTAAATTTTCAGGGTCTTTCTTATATTCAGTTTGAAGACATATCTTACAGACTGTTAGTTTTCCTGTAGCAGCGTTAAACAAGGATTCAGATTTATAAAACTGAGAAATAGCTTGAGCTTTCCCACAGCAGGAGCACATAAGTTTTTGTGTAGCCATTGATTCACCTCCAATATTGTTAGTAAAAACACATTTTATAAAACGCCCAGCAATAGAGAGGTAGAGGAGAAGAGATCTCAATCATCACTGGGCGTTCTAAAAAGGTGTTTTTATTTTATCCTCTGTATTTAAATATTTATATTTAATAAAGATTAGTTAAATACAGAGAGAGTGGTAATTAAGTACTAATTATGGTATAAATTGTTTATTTGTATTTGATAATATGATATAGTTGCGGTGAAAGGGCTTAAAAAAGTATAAAAACAAAGGGGGGGAACGAAATGAAAAAATATTTTCCATTCTTTTTAGCCTTTCTACTAGCTTTTGCGACCATCACACCATCCTTCGCATCAGCAAAGGAAGAGGGGGAAATTGATGCACCAACAGGAAGTTTAGAGAGTGAACTTCTTTCACCAGACAGTGATTTTGTTAAATTCTTAGAAGGCATTGAGCAGTTGCCAGCTAGTGTTGAAAAACAAGGTCCCGAAAAAGTGGCTAGTTGGTTAACAGAAAAAACAGGGGTTGAAGTCACTACAAACGGTGATAATTTAGTTGTTCCGTCTTTATCTGATGTAGATGTAAAAGAATCTAAAACATCTGCTGACAGTTCTGCAATTCAACCTGCTGGAGCGTGGGACTGCGTAATCGCTGTTGGTCTTATGATTGGGACTGTCGGCTTCCCACTCTCTAAGATTGTCAAATTGAAAAAAGCCATCAACTTACTCGGCGGCGTAAAGAAAACCGTTGACAGAATTTACTCTAAGTACAAAAGCTTGAAAAAGCAAAGATGGAGAACAGTAGACGCTTGGAAAGAAGCTGTAAAAAGAACAACCAATAACCTGCCAAAGGATGTAGGAGAGGCTTTTCTTGATTTTTTCAACATATCAAACGTAATACGACAATGCGTATAGAGAATAGGTGATAACCATTAAATCATTTACATTGCCATTTAGGTTAGCAGTTATCCTTTTGCTCCTTTTCCAAGTCTACTCAATTTGGAAAAACTGGAACACTGGCTTCGGGTCAAACGTTATCTCAATCATCATTCTTGTAGGTTGTATTATCCTGCTAGCTCTGGACATCATCTTTAAAAAGAAATAGCCCTTATTGGAATCCACTTAACGGTGGGTTCCTTTTTATTTCAAATGCTGCTGGACTGTTTCAATTTAATAAGTTGTCCCAAATGTCTGTTCATCAATTCAATTTCTTCTGTTTTATCCATCTTCATCATCGATTTTTGAATAAAATTAAAGATTTATTTAGATCTAGGATTTAAAACGAATTATGTATGTAGCCTCTATACCCTCATCATCAAAAACCAAAAATTTCTGTGATGGTCTTGTGCCAAAACGTCCTTGCATTGCGTAATCATCAGCGCCAACTAAAGAGCCGTTTACTACTACGGTCGTGCTGCCGTATTCTTTTTCATAATTGTGATGAATGTGGCCACCGAATATGTATGAAGGGATATAGCCTAATAATTGAGGCAAGCGTGTTACACATTGATCAACTCGATCATAGTGTCCGTGAACAAAAACGACTTCACTATTATTGATTTTTGCTGGAATAAAACCATCTTGTTCAGGTTCAATAGAGATGTTCTCAATGTCTCTTAACCTGGCTTCTAAATACCAATTGATAAGGTATTCGAAATTTTCCTTGATCCCAACATCGTTTTTAGAAGGGGAGAGGCGACCATGATTTCCTGCAACATTATAGAATCTAATCTCTTGGAACTCGGAAGCAAACTTAGCCAACACTTCAGCAAGAGTTTCTGATACGTATTTTATTTGTTCAACAGCATCTTCATTTGCTTGTACCCTAGTAGAAACATGAATAAGCCCACCGATTAAATCGCCAAGGTTTGCAATATGCAACGTAGAAATGTGATTCAACTTTCCATATTCAATAACTTTTTTTGTCAAATGCTCAACTCGGTCGTTAAATATTGCTTTGTTGAATTTATTAATTCGATTTTCAATCTCCATTCCAAAATGCCAGTCACTAAAAAGCGCAAGCCCATGCTTTTCAGATGCAACAGGGGATGGGGAAGTGAAATTAAGTGGACGTTTTGATTCTAGATTTAATATAGCTTCAACCACATCATCTTTAATCTTTTCAAAACGAGCCTGATTACGGATCTTTTTAGCAAATTCTCTATTTTGATCCCGTTTTCTAACTTTAGCTTTTTCAGATTCAATAAAAAGTTCTTGGTATTTATCTTGAATATCTTTGTCAATGTTTTTAGACATTATGTAAGCATACCAGCGTTCGTATTGCTTATAATCTTTACGCCATTTGCTTTCATCGTAATGAGAACCATGTTCCTTATTTAGAAGCTCGGCAATAGTTTTTGTATCAATATTGTATGTATCTTTGTTTTTAAATAATCTAATATGGTAATCAGTAAACGATTCATCTTTTTCACGTTGAAGAACGGGATTTAAAACTGCTGTCATTCAATCACCATCCTATTCAGCTTCTTTAACAGGAAGTTCATTCTCTTCTTTGATTGTGATTGACACGTTTTTCCCATTAAACTCATATAATCGTTCCCTTAAATCATATGTGTACTCATCTTCTTTTATTTGTTCAGTTATCTCCATTAAATCCATATCCAAAAAACCTTTTAAATTCACTTGGGTAACTTTTTTACTTGATCTACCTTTCGCCATACAAGTATTCCTCCTTATAATCCTTTTAATTAATATATAAAACTAAAATAAATTCCTTCGGAAGTCCGATGATCCGATAGCATCGGCCAATCCGAAAAGAGGAGATAAAGGGGAAAAATAAGAAATGAATAAATCGGATAGGTGTTGAGGGAAAACACCCGAAGGAATTTACAAAAAACAAAAACCCCATCTCTCCTTCGTAAGTAGCTCACGTAGGGACGCAAGCCTTCGGATCGATAGGGAATATGGCTGATTACAGGTTAGCCAAAACCTTTATAGTTGGCAATTAAGCTGAAATAACAAAAGACGCCTTTATAAGACGTCTTTAGGAACTCCTTCTACACGTGGCAGAGGAGCTAAAAGTGAAGCAGCAGAGAACAGAGTTAAAGTTTTTCAACAAAATATGACCACAGTAAATATCTAACGTCCGTTTAATCGTAAAGCACGTGAACCGTAAGCTGTTAAACGTTATCCGTTTTCCACCCTACAAATAAATGTTGTAATTTTATCTTACAGTTTGGATACGCTCCAAACCAAGGCGGCTCTCTACTCCTCTGTTGCTCCAAGCTGATGATTTTTTACACCAGCTATCAAGGTGAAATAATTTTCACCCTCATAGCTAAGGCAAAAGCCCAGCATTTATAGATACTTATTAGCAGCTTCAAACTCAATTTCATAGTTATGATTTGCTTTTTCAATTGCATTTGATAAGCGATTCGCCATTCTTTCAAGTTTCAATCCTTTAGATTTCATTTTCTCAGGCTCAAACATGGCTTCACGATAACTCACAACATCAGAATATGATGCTAGTCGTTCAGTTTGTTTCGAACGTCCATAGTTTTTAAGTTTATTAGCTTCACCTCTTAGTTGTTGAGCTAACTCAAGAGCTTCCGTTATAGACAACTCTTTTTCATCCCATACAACTTTAGCATATAGGTTTGCTTCGGCCATCAACACTACAAGGTCACGATAATCTTTCCTTGCAACTTCCAACTCTGTTGTGATTTTATCAATAGTTTTTGTTGGTTTAGTGTATGGTTCATCTTTGTCGTGTTCAACATAGGCAACGCTATCTCTTTCTTGCAAGAGTTCTTGAATACGTTTGGAAATAGTATTTCTTAAAGGGAGAGCTTCAAATAGTGCGATTTTTGACATTCACATCTTCTCCTTTTTCGTTAATAAAGCGACTTGCATCTTGCAAGACCCTTTTGTACAGGGGCGACAGGGATTGAACCTGCCCACGCGGTTTTGGAGACCGCATCGCCACAGAGGAACATGCGCCCCTAGGATCGCCTGCGCACAGGAAGGCTCGGAAACACATTCCGGAAAGCCCCGTAGGCAACGCAAGCACAAATAGAATAGTTTTGAAAAGACAAGACCGAAAATAATCCTTTTCAGTGAAATGGGAGCGGTGATCAAACGCTCAAATGCCAATTCACTTATTTTACGATTATAGAAAAATCGCTAACCCGGAAAAATTTTATGCCTCATTCGAATAGTCGAAGGGAAGTATTCAGATGAGGAAGACGCATCCGCCTCATCTAAGTGCAAGCCGAAGCTGTACACCGCAATTAATTTAAGACAAAACTGTCACCCATAATAAGACTGTGATGGGTTCACCCTACAAAGTAGTTAGTAGCTAAGGTCTTATTGACAGTTTTCGTCCGATAATAGCCACTTACCATACAGACGACCGAGCTAACCTCGATCCCTCGCAAATGACTATTATCCGACCCACTTCAAATTGAAGTGGAGGGAAGAGGAGTAATTATTCTGAAGAGATTAAACCAATACTCCTCATATACTCTTCCTCTGAGGCGAAGAAAAGCTCGATCTGTTCTTTGGTAATCGTAATATTGTGCTTCTTTGCATTTTTTAATATTACTTTTTCTAAATCATCATAGTTAAACTCAACCAACAGAATAATTCTCCTTTTAATTATTGTTTGATAGCATCTTTAAGAGCTTTAGCAGCTTTAAATGCTGGTGCTTTTGTTGCTGGGATTTCAATTTCTTCCCCTGATTGAGGGTTACGCCCCTTGCGTGCAGCACGCTCTCGCACTTCGAAACTGCCAAAACCGTGCACTTTAACTTTTTCACCATCTTTTAGAGCAGATGTGATTACATCAAATGTTGAGTCAACAACCAATTCGACATCTTTCTTTGTTAGTTCTGTAGCCTCTGCAACTGCACCAATTAGTTCTTTTTTATTCATTCTTATTTCCTCCTAAATGTAAGTTTAATTTTATGTATCCTTCCATATAATAAAAATTTATGTATGGTTCAAAAACGCTTATATATCAAGGGTTTTAGCGTTTTTCTAAAGCGTTACATTTCGATGTTTTCTTACTCTTGCCCTTGTTTTTTCTTTTGCTATAGCAGATGCACAAGAAGGGCAGTATTTAGATTTGTTGCTTTTAAATCTAAATGGAGTTTGGCAATTGACGCATGATTTAACTTTCTTTTGACCAGTGTGTAGATCGTAGTATAGACCGATACTGTCAAACGATCTTATTTTAATAGCTGTTTCTCCGCCGGGTTCAATACCATAGATAAAACTTAATTTAATGAATCCTTTATTTCGAATCTCAACAATGTCTTTCGTGGCCAACTCTCCAATGTTTTGATGCAGCTTGTTGGCAGTTAGCGAAGTATGAGAAGCATCTATAAGTTCTTTGTATTTTTTGTTGTTTCCTCCATAATAGTGCTCTGTTGTATGTTCACCATGTTTTATGTATTGAACTGTTGAATATAATTTTGCTAAGACAAGAAGGGTGAAGCAGAGCTTTTTTTGTTGATGGTTGATATCTAAAGAATCAATAAATCGAAGTTCATTCTCAGTTATATCAATTTCATCTATATTGATTAAAATATTTTCTTTTTTCCTTGCATGATTGAGCACTGAATTAATTTTTTTGTAATATAGCACCCGGCTAAAATTCTCTATATTTTTTTCACAGAAATCATAAAGGAGTTCTTCTCGTTTTTTAGGTTTATATCCTAATTCTTTATAATACTTGGACAATAGCCTCAGTTCATAATTCAGGCTTTTTGAAATAAATCCATTTTCAATAATTGCTTCTGCATATTCTTTCTCTTTAAACTTAAATTTGTCTATCATAGACACACCTTTCTTAATGAATAATGTTTATTAAGATAATTAATATCGCCATCTTGATCCAAAACGGGGAGGTAGAAACTGTCTTGTTTTCTTTTTACGTTTTCAAATATGTATTGGCCGTATAAATGCCATAGAATCTCTTTATTGGAGCCCTTCTCATCAACATAGAATAAGCGAATAAGGTAATTAACTGCTTCATAAACATTGGAGCAGATATCATTGATTTTTTGCTTGAATAATTCTAGGGAGTTTGAGAAATTGTTACAGAGCTCAGCATCATAGAGATTCTTATCAGATTCATTACTTGTTCCAAATGAAAAGGATTGATTAATGCTCTTCTTATGTTTTTGGTATGCTTTCATTATTTTTTTGTAACGCGATTCATCAAAATCAATAGTGTCGTCCATGTAAAGCTTGTAAATCTCATAGTCAACATCCTTGTTCACAATGCTTCTTATACCAAAATCAACAGATTCAATGTACTTGCATAGCCTATTCATTACACAGTCGCTCTCAATCACAGGGTTAAACCTTTCAAATAGCTTAAGGAATTCATGTTGCTCCTTTGTCTTTCGTTTTACTTTCCTTAGCTCCTCAAGGCTAATTCCAAACTTCTGCTTGCAAGTGATATCGTAGGTTTTGACATGTTTTTTATACTTATTCTTTGTGCCTTTATACAAATAAATAAAGAAGTAGGGATGCTTATCCAATAAGATTTTATTGTGAAATTCCTTTTCCAGTTTTATTTTCTCCGGATCATCTTTTTTGACCTTTTGATAATTGATCCAACGGAAAGGAATCCCTTTAACTTCTCTCCCAATTTTTGCTTTGTCAATTTGAGCACTTTGCAATTTCGTACACATCTTTACACGGTTCAATGTAGTCAAATATTCATCAGAATCAACGTCTAATTGTGAAAGAAGGGCATATCCACTCGTGCTTTTATTTGTAATCGAGCCAATGATTGACCCAAAAGAAAACAGGTCTGCATTAAACAAATCTTCCTCTGTTAAAACCTTTTTAGTCGAAGTGGGAGGGGTGTATGCAACTGGCAGCTCATCTTTATAAACCCCTCTTAATACTGTTTCATTGGACGTGGTTGCAATAATGTCATAGTCAAAATCACTACCAGCCCAATTCATTGTTTCAGATCCATGTACATTCACAATGATGCCTGTGTAATTGTATCTGTACCAATAATCCAAATCCTCATTTCGTTTTAGGTTCAAAATCAAATGTTCGCTGCGATAGGTGAGGGGAGCGCGCATACTGTCAACATATTTAACCCCTTTTTGATTCCAATAATTTGAGTAGTATTCACGCTTACCTAAAAGCCCTGTTACCTCTAACCCACAAACGTGCTGCATCATTGCATAGGGATCGCTAACAAGCGTCTGAAAATTTCCGTCTAAGATAATATCCCCTAAGCAGCCACGTTGGATTTTCTTTTTCATAAGGTCATATATTTTCTTTTTTATGTATTTGTCATTGATTAACTTGGGGTTTACGATTAAGGACTTAACCCAATGATTTTCAGATTTCTCTAAGTAATTCATAATTTTTTCGTCTGTAACGTCAGTTCCAAGCAGAAACAAGATGGTGTAATAGATGTTGCCTGAATTGACCCCGGTTATCCAGTTAACAAATTTCTCACAGATCTTTTCAATGTCTTCATGGTTTAGATTCAGAGTCTGTAAAAATTGATAGTTCATTTTTAAAATGTCTTTATCTTTTTTGGGGCTGTGTAGTGAAACTCCCCATTTCAAGTTATTCTTTTCACAGTTATTTTCATAAACCTCAATGGAAGGGAAGCTGTCCCAGAGTTTAAATTGGCTTTCAGTGAGGATAACATCAATGTCCCTTAAATCCACAATTTTGGGGTTCCCGTCTGAGTCTTTATAAGATGTTCTGATTCTATAATTCCCATTGTTTACTTTTTCGCAAAACTCATGAATAGGGAAGGTATTTAGCATTCCTTTAATAAAGTTCTGTCTGATACACCATTGCGCTGGGACATAGTCTAAACCTAATTCCTCTGCCCACTTTTTAGCCATTTCGTAGCTAATTAAGCCTTGTCCATCAAAACGGTTAAATGATTCAACAATATCCTTAATTTCAATAATGTCATCATCTTCATAGTCTGTTTCAGTTACAAAGTTCACTTTAACTTTTGTATCGCTATAGTAATCAGGAACTAAGCAAAATCGCGGAGTGCTAACCACTTGGGTAGCACTGCCAGATAACCCCTTATAAGCATTAAATTTAGAAGGGACTAGGGCTTTGTTTAAATCTCTTCCGTTATCCAGAATTTGATTAAGTCTTTTGGCAGTCTCTTCTTCGATAAATACAACAGTTGAAACCCTTGCTTGTCCCGCGGAAGACGAGAATCGAATAAACTTTTTATTATTTAAAGTGAGTCCATTTTTATGTAAATCTTTATAATGACTGGGATGATCCATTTTAATTGTTATGTATTCTGGAATAAACAGAATTTCATTAATTTCATTTTGGATACCCTTCAACTTCTTTGAAATATCCTGTGAATGATTTAGTCTTTGTAAAGTTTCCTTCTCTTTGTTAAGTAATTCAAGATATGTATAGTCAACTTCCCTGTTTTTTATGTCCCTAATAGATCTTAAAATTTGATTATCAAATAAAGCAATAACTTCGTTGTACTCTTGAGCTTCCTCGAATGATAATAATATGTTATAGCCAAACTCTTTAAGTCTAGATGAGTTGAATTTGTATGTATAAAACTGTTTATTCTCCAATAAAGCATTCTCCTCTTTTGCTTTTAATTATTATTATATTTTAATATCAGTTATGTATGTCGAAAGCTCATCAAGTAAAGCATGAAAATCCTCGTCAGTTGCATTGCAGGGATAAGACGAGAAGGTCATGTCTTCAATCCACGGATTCCTTTCTAAAACTGCTTTAATGTGTTTTACTTTTTCTGAAGGAGATAAGCAAACCCCATTATCAAGATCATCCTGTATTACTCTTTTTAATTTGTTTAATTGCTTGATTGAGATCCAATTATTTTTATTAAGAAGGGTTGCTTCTTTTCTAATAAACATGAATTCTTTTTCGCTCAATCTTTTAATCTTGTTTCTTGTATTCCCTACAAAAGCTGCTTCCCCTATAGACAATTCTCGGTTAATTTCTACTCGACTAGTGTATGTATCACCGTCATTATTCACTTTTACGTCTTCTGTCAAGATGTACCCATCGGTATTATTTAGTAACATGAAGCTCCTCCTGGTTTGTCTGTTTATTTTTCATTAACATCACTCCTGTTTATGTAATCTCTTTAGACTTTATCTTTCATGAAAAATCCCTTACATTGCATCACCCTCTTGCTCATTTGTTTCAATTATATACTTTTAATTAGTGTTTGTCTATATATTTTGAGTTGAATTATTCATCCACTCAATCACTTCAAATAGATCTGCTATTCTAATTTAAATGAATATGTTGATGAGGGGAAATACTTTAATAAGTTGCTGAAGATATTCAAAAATCATGGCAGAAGACATTCTTCAGTGTAGATGACTTTAAAAATGGCTTAGAGCAGGGATTATATTAGATGTGGAAGATACTTTAGCCGAACATATTTCATACAAAAGACTATTTGATAAGGATTATGGGATGCCACTGGAACTCTTTAAAGGATTGTATAACGAAGAGGGGAGTAGGGTGATCTCTATTTTGGCCGGGTTAGGCTGGATCAACTCAAGAATGAAACGAATTGATTGAAAAAGGAAATAAAGAGATGCCTCGAAAAGAGGTTTATCAACCAAGATTCCGATCAAGAAAAGATCTTTTAGTGAATAGTAGAGTCATAGCAGCGGAAACACCGGGTAAAAAGAAATTGTATATTGATGCTCTGAAAAAGTTGAAAAGGTGAATATGAATGCGAAAGAGGCGAACTTATTTGAACGCCTCTTTTTAGCAGTCATTTTTTATGCAATCCTTCTGCTTTAAACTCACTCCATATCTCCTCTATAAACTTTATTGGATAATTATACCCGGAATATCTCAGTAATTCTTGATAAGCTGTTTTATTTTCAAAAAACCTTATGGAATAGTCTTTTCTTAAACCTAGATTTGTAGCTAATTTGAATTTCGGATCTGTAAAAATGATTTCTTTTAAATTCTCAATTTGTTTATTAACTTCTTTTTGATGATTTTTGTCCATTTCTTCTAACTCTGCTACAGAGAACTCCTGTCTTACCTTTTCAGCGATCTTATTATAATCAAGACAATCATAGTCAGGCAAACCATCTCGATCCTCATTGAAGGAATAGTTATAAAATAAAAACCCGTCCTTTATGTAAAACAGCATAAGGCTTAAAGGGGTGTTAAAATCAGTTTCATCAATTATTTTCTTATATTCATCAATCCTCTCCTTCATTCGGGCTCTTATTGGCTCAGGATATCTATATTTGTATTCGTCCGGGATCTCATTAGGGAAAGTGAAATCAGATTTATCTTCAAAACCATAATAATAAAACAGCAATTTGTTCTCCACATGCTTATGAAAATCTAAAAAATCTTGCTGATTTGAAATCTCAATTTTATTGTTTGCTTCATCCGTTTCAATTTCAACCAAGGAAAAGCCTATCTCGCTTACTAAATTCACCAATTCTTCTTTGGTTAGTACTTTACCTTCCAATACAGCAACCTCCTTAGACTTAAGAAGTCTTTTCACACTCGTTGCAATAACTTCCGTTAAGTGTACCTTGCTCAAATAATTTTCCACACTCCGGACATGAATCAAAATTACGACTACAACGTTCGCATACTCCGTCACCCTCAACTGTAAGGAAATCAAACTCATTCTTGTGGCATATAGAACAAATATCTACAACAGGTTCAACATCAATAATTGCAAATTCTTTAATTGTTATTTCTTCACTATCAGGTTTTATTAGAGTACTGTCTTCATCATTAATTTTGAAATCAAACAAAACAACCCCGTTAATTGTTATATAGTAATTTTCATCTTCTTCATATGCAGATGAAAATGCTTCAGAAATAGTCGCAGATAAGGTGTTAGTGAATATTGCTTCAATATGAACATTGTCTTCCTCATCAATTGAGATATCTGTAGCCTCAATGGAAGGAGTACCATGATCATGAATATCTACATCACTTAGATTATTATCCAAATAGCTTTGCAGCACACCATCATGAATAAGAGAAGTTGTCAAATTTCCGTTTTTATCTATAATCAAAGACCAATCTAAATTTTCTAATATATCTCGACAAATCTCGTCAACATCCATCTCAATCGCTGTTCTGTTATTTAGAACATTATAATGTCGTGCAAAAACTTTATAAAAATTGTTTAAATTCATAATTTCAATCTTTTGCGAAGTCATCATTTCAAATTCTTCATACAGCTCATCTCGGGGTCTCTCTCTTTCTCCATTATTTATTACCCACCAATCTTCTTTATCATCATTAGTTATAAAAATAATAGGCTTATCTTCTGCCTTTGCTTTGTCTATTACCTGTTTCCAAATTATTAAATCCCCGAACTTCTGTGTTTTAGTTGGGTCGTTTTTGTCCTTCACGATGTCTTCGTAACCAGGTGGTATTTTGTATTTGTACCTTTCTTCGCCTTCTTTGTATACATCAAGAAGTTGAGGTATAGTATATTTACTACCTATACACTCGTTATCTGTTAATTTTTTTATGAACTCTTCTACTTTGTCTTTATCAAGCAGTTTTTTGTTTAATTCAATTTCTTCCTGAATGCTTTTAGAATAATTTTGTGCACTGTCTTTAATTTCTTTCAAGAGACCAAAGATTTTTTCACTTAATTCTTTTATTTTTGGAAAATCTAAATTACTGTAGCGATTAAACCTTTTTTTAAAACTTGCTTCACTTTTATCTATGATTTGGTTTATATCTTGAACGACTCCTGTGTATTTTGCAAACCCTCGTTTTCTTGAAGCCTCCTTATTCATATTATATTCAACACATACTTGAGCAGGGAGCCAATAACGATTTACAGAAATAAGTTCAAAGTTTTTTAAAATATCTTCAGTAACTCCTGAGCTCATCTTGTATAAGTGAAGAATAGCATTTGTATCAAAAACAATAATCGGCTCCAATTCCCAAAATTCTTTGAACTCATCTAAAGTGAAATTATAGGACATTCAAACAGCTCCATTCATTTTTTGGATCACTTTCCTTATTTAAGCATTGAATAACACTATTTTATCTTAGATTGGATGGGAATAACAGTTCTTTTTTCACTTGTCAGTGAATCATTATGTGTATGGAGAACAAATATGTTGCTATCGTACTGGGGTAATTGAAAGGGAGAAAAGACAGTAGCTGCGAGGGATTTATGCGATATTCATTTAGGGGAAGAGGGGAGGTGAATCGTAAAACCTCTGATGGAGAAGGAGATAAGAATGATTAGAGTGAGAAGGGGAGTGTTATAGAGAAAGGCAAAGGGATAAAAAGTGTTGAGCTGAAAGGATTTTACGATAGCGAATACGATTGAAATTAGGCTGAATTAGAAAAATAAACATGGTGTGGAAATGGAAGTGCTAGGGGAATATTTGTTCCCTTTTTTGTTATTTTGGATGTTAATATACCCCCCTACACAGCCTAATATATGGTATTCATTTACGGTTATAAGGGTAGTTATAACCTGATTTATTGAATCTCTATTCAGAAAAACAGCGAGATCAATATAATATTAAAAAGTCAAGTGTTTCAATAGATATCTTTTAAAAAATTGAAACTGCAATTAAATGAGGGGCATACTCTTTTTTTAAATAAAGAATCGTTTGAATAACAGCAGGCGGCGAGTCGAAGACTTATTTTTTATTTAACACATCTGTATCACAATAATCCCCCACGCAAAAAAGAGACCAGCTATTGAACTGATCCCCTTTAATTGTTTTTATTCTACAGTTAGCCATTGTGACTTTGCTCTTGATACAATATCACCGTTTTCCGATTTCTTCATCTCTAAATAAACAATAGCATCAGTTTTCTCTCGTTGATGAATAATGTTAATAGACTTTAAAGGGGTATTAGAAGTAAATGAACCTGTAGGATAGTTTGATCCAATTGACACGCTGTCCGAACCTCTCCATGATAAGAACATACCATAATAAATAGTTCCACAGTTACCATTCTGCTCGGCTTTTACATCTACTGTACTAGCCTTAGATGAATAGTTCAAGGCGTCAGTATAAACACGAACCTTACACCCTTGTTTAAATCCATCAAAACTTTGCCACTCTGACCATGCCGCAGAAGCTTCTTTAGGTGAGAATCCCAATAGAAACGCGAGACAAACACCCAATAAAACACTTGCTTTTAAAGCCTTTTTCATTTCATTCTCCTCCTTTTTATGACGGAAATAAATTTCCATCTATTTGAAATAGTAATCTTGCAATCTGATTTTTTCAATATGCCTTTTGATTAGTATTTCAAATAAATGTAAACAATTAATGTCATTTTTATTTCCTTTTTAACCACACTCACAGCCTCACAGACAAGCCTTAATACATTCCTGGCATATTTATATTCATTACCGCTAATCCTTATCAGATCAAGCCATAACCCACAAATAAAACCTCTTTCCAAACCTCGTTATTTACTTTTAATTTGTGTTTAAATATGATATAATTATAGGTATAGAAAGGAGGGGAAAACATTGTGTTTGATAGGGTAGGTGTTGTGTTGGCTATTGTCTTATCTCTTTCAACGCTGACAATCAATATACTAACCATTATTGAGAAGTTAGCCGCAATAAGAAACAAGACAAGCCATAGACAACAAAGAAAAAAGCGTCTACGAAAGCGAAACCGGGCAAGGCACCGCAGACGTAAACGCCTATAACACAGCAGGCTAGAGGAGCGATCCTCTAGCTTCACCTACAGTATAACATAATCAAACACAATTTAAAACATGAAACGTATTCCATTGTGGGCTACTCATTTATTGTTTATTGTATGCTTTATTCTATTCCTGTTCAATAGGCAATATTTCAGCAGCTCAACACAGATCATTGTTTATACAGTGTTTATAGTTACGCTCATAGTCATAGCTGTTTCATGGTTTATTTATTATACAGTCAACCGAAATCAGAAAAGATGAGTGATGATAGTCGCTCATCATTACATAATATATAAATTAAAAGGAGATATTGGATGAAAGGCGTATACCAAATAACAAATAAAATAAACGGAAAGAAATATATAGGCAGTAGCTCAAATGTTTTCAAAAGATGGGAACAACATGTGACTGATCTGCATTACGGGTTACATCATTCACACAATTTGCAAGACAATTAGAATTCAAGGGGAATAAAAAAAGATTTGTTCCACTCAATGGACAGTTATCAGAAAAGGACAGGAAAAATTATTTATGTTTTGCAGCTAACTGTTTTCCTAATTCATTTTTGACTAGGAAATATAAAGAACTATCGAACTTAGATGAGGATACATATGCTTTATCGTTAATGCTGAAATGGATTGTAAATTGTGGTGATATTAAGAACCCTATAACCATATTTGTTCCTTCACTTAGAATGGAGAAATTATTGTCAAAATGGTTAAAAAACAATAATTAAAAGGGGGATTAGAATGACAAATATCAAAGTTGTGGATTCGATTATGGGGAGTGGAAAAACATCAGCCGCAATCAATCTAATGAATAACGCTAGTAAAGATGAAAACTTTATATTCATTACACCATACTTGAATGAAGTTGAACGTATCAAAAAAAGCGTAAGTAATAGACAAATGTATGAACCAAAGGTGAAGAAGAAAGGGGACAAAACACAATATAAGTTTGAGTCATTTCATGAACTCTTATCGCAGAATAAAAACATTGTTGCCACTCATAACCTTTTCAAAAATGCAAATGACGAAACAAAGGAGCTTATTCTTTCTGGGAACTATACTTTAATATTAGATGAGGTCATGGAGGTTGTGGAGCAATTACAAGTAAAGAAACATGATTTAACCACATTGTTTGATTCTGAATTAATTTATGTTGAGGACGGATTTGTCAAATGGAATGAAGAAAAAAAGGACTATGAGACACGATACGATGATATACGTGATATGGCTTTAAATAATAATCTAATTTACTTTAAGGATAATATATTGATATGGAATTTCCCTTCAGATGTATTCGCTATATTTAACGAGGTGTACATACTTACATACATGTTTGACGCACAAATACAAAGGTATTATTACGATGTAAACAACATCAAATATCAAAAATGCATTACTGAATTTAAAAACGGGCAGCATTCATTTACTGATTATAATAATGATCATGAGAAAAAGCTCAAGGAAAGAATAGGGGATAAGATTAATATTTATGAAGGTAACTTAAATGCGATTGGACAATTAGACTTTTCATTGTCATCCAGTTGGTACAAAAACAAATCATCTTATACACTCAAAAAAGTGAAGAATAATGTATTTAATTATTTTAATAATATAGTCAAGTCAACAAGTAATGAAGCAATGTGGACAACATACGCAGAACATAAAAGCAAGATTAAGGGTAACGGTTATACTAAAGGTTTTGTTTCATGTAATGCAAGAGCTACAAATGAATTTATACATAAAAAACACTTAGCGTATACAATAAATAGATATGTTAACACTGTTCTATACAATTATTTTAAAGAGAAGTATAACGTATCAATTGATCAGGATGCTTTTGCATTATCTGAATTACTTCAATGGATATGGAGATCAGCAATTAGAAACGGTGAGGAAATAACATTATTCATACCATCTTTAAGAATGAGGAAGTTACTCATAGACTGGTTAAATGGATAGCTAAAGAGGAAAAACCTCTTAAACATTTGAAAAAGTTCAGTCATATCAAAGGTTTTTGAGCCTAACTCTTTAAAAAAGACGAAAATAATTTAAATATATTAATTAAAAGAATAAAAAAAGATCTTGGGATGCTGACAAACATTTAAAACAGCTTCGCCGTCTTAAATGTTTTGGTCTGCACCATCCCAAACCCTTCACAGACTTATAATTATAATTACATACAAATTAAAAATATTAATAAAAAATAATTGACTATCTAAAATAGTCATAGTATACTATAAACATAAGGAAAAGTAATCAAGAAAATTTTATAAACAAATTAAAAGTAAAAACTGAAAATAATAGGGGGATAAACATGAATACAACCGAAATTTATGTGAAATTAAAAGATTGTCAGGGTAAAGGAGATTTTAGAGATACGTTTTGCATTTACGTTTCCGATTGGTTTCCAAAGAATGATCTAAAGATTAAGCACCAGCATATCGAAAATGTAATTAAAGATAATTTAGAAAAGAAATATTGTGAACCCTTGGAGGATTTTGAATTAAGTTATATACCTTTGACAGTGTTTCATAATGGAGAATTAAAAAATGATGACATTGTTCAATCACTACTTGACAATAATCTTATTGAACCATTAGATGGAGTGAACGGTGTTTATAAGTCAACAGATTTCTTAAAAAAAGAATGGAAGGATAAAAGAAGAAACAGAAAATTAAAATTCATCATCAGAACAAATCGAATTATGATGGGATCTCGCAAGTGGGAGAAACTTGAAAACACATATGAAGACCTAGTTAAATTATCAGACAGTATCGAGAAAGCTAGAGAATTGAAAGAACTAGCCTTAGTATAGACAGGGAATAAGCCTATAGCGCCATGTTATAGTGACAAGGTTGTAATACATAAAAACAGAATGGAGCGGTTAAAATGACAAAACAGTATATCATTAAAGATCTTCAGACGGGAGACTTTTCACACCATACCACTGTAGACGATCTTTTCGAGGACTTGGTTAAAGATTATCTTTCTAATGATTGGACTAATGAAGAAGCCGAGGAGTTCGAAACAAAATTTAAACAGTACACAGAAGACGAAAAAATAGATTTTGTCCAAGACGAGTACGAATATAAATTAATTGAATATCCTACTCCGCAACAGATAGCAGAATGGGAGGAATTTACCGGGAGGAAATGGGAAGAAGCCAAAGAACCTAACAGGGTGTTTGTCGTCTATACTCTGCATATTCGGGACAGAGGGAGAGGAGGGCACACTTGGGGCATTAAAGGTGTGTTCTATGATCGGCACGAAGCAAACAAAAAAGCTATCGCAATAAGGAATGAACATATAGAAGAATGGTACACTTCTAAAAACGATAATTCTTATGAAGTATACGAGTTTATGAAAGGTTTAAATACTAGCAGTGTAGAGAGTGATAACAGTTCTTTTGAAATCAGTGTAACAGAAGAATATTGCGAGTAAGATATTTTACATAGATGGGAAGGATTTAACAATGACACACAACGAAAAATTACTAAACGCATTAATGCAGTTCAAAAATTCAGCATATGAAATCCGGGATTTTTGGGAGCAAGCCGACAGCATAACAGATAGTAATCTTTGTGATGATTATCCATTTGACAATGATTTTTGTGAAGTTGTCGAAAAGATAGGCGACTGGGTGATGACACAAAAAAGATTATTAAAACAATAATAAATACAAATTAAAAGTATACTATCAAAAAATAATATAACAGTCGTGGCGGCGACGTTAAATAGGCATTAAGCCGCCAGCGTTCCCCTCATTGGGGAGGTTGCAACAGAAATAACTTTATAATATTCATCGCGATAAAAACAAATTAAAAGAAAGATGTGGTATAATATGAATGAAATGGATTTAATTCATGCGTTTAAATCTATGTTAATGGTAGCAAGAGAATACGAACTAAAAATTGATGAGAAGTATGAAGAATTAGAAAATGTGCTTTTAGAAGAGTATGACTTAGAAGTGGTTCATACGATGGATCACGACATGATGGATAGTATGGAAAACGTGTATCAACTATTAAATAAATAAAATGCATATTTTAAACAGAATGGAGTGGTTAAACATGAGACATTTAGATTTAAAAACCATTGAGGAAATTTTAAGAGGTAAGGTTTCAACAAATCCAAAACGGTTCGAATGTGCAAACGGAATTGTATTTTCATTGAACAATATAAATGATAATGTCTTAGATTATTTGTCATCTAGGGGTATTGAAATTCATGAACTGGATAAGGGCATTTATTACACTGAAACAGTTATGACCGCTATGGAGTTTGAAGGACTTGATTACATTTCACATGTGATTCAGATTGCATAAAACAACAATTTAAACTGAATGGAGAGAGCAAAATGAAAACAAATAAATGTACATTGGATTATCTTAAATTAAAAGAAGAGTTAGAACAAGAAAATATAATTATCGAAGCTGTAAGAAGTAGAAGAAATAGAAATCAGAAATTGACATATATCTTTCTAAAATCAATGTACATTAAATATTTTGTATTTGTTGATGGGGAAGGTTACTATTCAGAGGGAGAGGAATCTTGCGTAAACGTTTATTGTGGCAACGGTGATACTAAATACGGAGCGTGGTTTAGGAACTTTAGAGAGTTGGCGGCCGAGCTCAAGAAAATAAATAAACTTGGTTGAAATAAAACAGCAGTTTCATTCATATTACGTTTGATTGTATAATATAGGAAAACTAAGCGGAGGGACAGGTTATGAAAATCATTAGCTTTAAATTTGATGTTTCTTACTTTGAGATTTACGCGGAGTTTTCCAGTGAATCAGAATTTCATCAGTCAGACTATGACATACAGTTTGATTTATTAAGGATGAGTAAAGCTATTCTAAAGACTGCAGGCTATTCAAATTATTTAACAGTGGATACATATACGAAAGACATTGATCGAAATTCTGTTTTCTGTTCTTATCAACTAGAAAACAGTTAAAATAAATTCAGGCAAAAAACAGAGAGCTACAGGCATGTATAAAATCACACCGGAAAACAACTAAATAAAACATGAATTTTAAACGAATTAAAAGGGATGCAGTAAAATTGCTTGATCAAATATATGATTGTTTTGTAAGTGTATATAGAAGAGTACCAAATAAAATGGAATTAAAAATTATTGCAAAGACTTTGCCCGCTGAAATTAAATTCCTTGCTGATCAATGGGGCTGGAATGATACAGAAGTAGGGGACAAGGTGCTCTATTGGATAGCACAAATGAAAGCAGAAAGGGAGAACCAAATATGAAGACAGAAAAAGAATATGCTGTAATGACGCATAGGGTATGTACAAAGTGTCAAAAGAAAATGCTTAAAGAGTTAGGAGCGGAATATCCTAAAACTGTGAAGTGTCTGAATGGCTGTATAACAACAAAAGAGCTTGCTGTCTTTTGTGCATAAAAAATCTAACTTAAAGGAGCGGCTTTTAATGAACTTACATAACTACCTTTTCCAAGTAACAAGAGAACAAATCAAATCAATCTTACTTTCTCCAGAATCCTGTAATATGGTCAAAGAATGGGGAAACCAGGAGCAAGTACTTGATGAACTTACAGAGGGATATTTTAAGTTTAAAAAGGAACATCACGGCAACATTAACGAATATATTTCTTGGCGTGTAGAGCCGCCTTATTTTCATTAAAACTAATTAAAAGGGTGATTGAAATGGATGCAAAAGAGCTTAGAGATTACATGAATAACATCAGCACTAGCGAATTGGGGGACATGGCAAAAAAAGCGGCTCAAAGATTATTTAGTACTGTTGATACGACCAACGAAGATAATCTAATTATTACAAGTGCAATTGCTAAAAAGGCATTTATTGATGTTTTTGAACTTGAGTACGAATTCCTCTTTGTAAAGGCAGAAACAAACGAAGACAAGTTTGAATAAAAACATTATTTTATGAAATGTTTACTTCTGAAGAGAAGGGTTAATGCTGTAGAACGTATAACAGCTCTTAACTTTTATTGCGGGCAAATTTTGATACTCAAAGGGATTTTTTAACCCGCACAGCTCACTAAAAAAATTAAAACAGTATAACAGCAGCGGTAAAAAGTTGCGGGCAATTTTTGTAGAAATGATATAACAGCCAACTTGAAAAATCGCGGGCATTTTTTGAAATAGGAAAATTTTGATTGACGTTTTTAAATAGTCAAAGTAAAGTTGTATAGGAGGTGAGAAAAATGATTAGATCAAATTTAAAGGCTATTGCAGATGAGGCAGGTATTTCAATATCTCGATTAAGTGCCGAAATAAATCATGGGAAGGAAACCGTTAGAAAAATGTACAATGATGATATGGAGCGCTTTCCAAGAGAATTGCTTGATAAGCTTTGCAAGCATTTCAACTGTGAACCAGGAGACTTGATAAAATTCGAAAAAGAAGAATAATCTTCTAATTAACAGTTGACTATTTAAAATAGTCGAATTATAATTGAATTATAAGATAGAACAGATTAAAAATACTGGAGGTAAATGAATTTTGCTGAAAAAGTTGAGGAATTGAATAATGAGGAACTAAGAGAAGCATTTTTTGAAATTCAAGAGTTTCGAAAGACAGGAGTTTTAAAGATTGATGGAATATATAGAAGAGTGGTTGAAGAATATGAAAAAGAGACTGGGCAAGAAATTTTTTCTCCACCAAGCATGAGAGAATTTTTCTTATTCGAGATGGCAAAAAGAGCATATATGAAAGAGTGATAGGAACAAAACGCATTTAGCTATGAAGAAAATAAGTACAAGAATTCTTAGAGGGAAAGGGAAAATAAAAATACCGAAATATAAAATCTACTACGAAGTAGGCGGAACAATTAACGACATCACAAAAGATAATGAAGCTTATGTTTGATTTTGTTGATCTAATAGAGAAAGAATCAAGCAATGAACAGGATTTAAAGGCTCTATTATGAGATGGAGGGAAAATGTAATGACAAATCAATTTAATAAATCATTTACAGAGGCATTGGAAGAACTGGTAAGCGGCAAAGCAGTCTTTGCTCAGGGAGAATTCTTTGAAAAGGGTCTTTATCTTGAGTTTGATAAAACAGGAGTATTACAAGAAGTAGACGCAAAAGGGACTTTTCGAAAAAGAATAAATGCGATTATTTCTACAGGGATGCTCAAACAAAAATATAAAACATTTAAAGTTGCAAATAAACAAGAAATTGGATTAAAGGACTAAAAGGGTGATTATGATGACAACAAAAGAAAGAGAAGTTGTATTGAATTTATTGAAACGCAAAGGATTTGCTTTAAAGACATATGAAGATCAAGGACTTGCATTTTATACAGTTACATATAGTGATACTGGGATTGTAAAAGGATTCATTGACAAGTTTTATGAACCATTAGAAGAGGAAGAGGACTTTGACTGTACAGGTATTGAATTCGTTGTTGAGATCCAAGACGATTTTGAATCCCCACAATGGTGCTTTACAAATGGACTAGAAAAACATCATATTTTCGATAGCGTGAGTGAATTTGTCAAGTTCGTTGAAGAGCTGCCGAATATCTGAATGAAATCATACTTTAAAATAAATTAAAAAACAAGGAAAAGGATTGAGGGAAATGAATAACTTAGAACAACATTTGAAAGAGCAAACAGATGCCTTTCTAATCGATTGCTTTAATGAAATTGAGGAATGGGGAAAATCTAGAGTCTTGGGGCAGGGGAAGGTCAGAAATCTGTATGAGTCGTTTAATTTGAATATTACTCAACTTCACATGATTAGTCAGGTTATTTACAAGGAAATGGCATCACGGTTTGTTGAAAGCAAAGTGGATTGAAGATAGGCGAACATAAAAAGAGAAAGGAGGGTATGACAATGCCAGTATGGAGACATGAGATTACCGATTAAACAATGCTTAACAAATGAAGAGTCGGATCACGCTGTGCTTCAATTTGTAACAAACACACTTCCTAAATTGAAATTCATTTTAAGAAGAGAAGAAAGACGAATTGAAAAAGGAAGCGTCCATGCCCTTGATTGGCTTATTGAAAATGGTGGAGATCCTGCAGAATTTGATTTTGATAACTGGGTTGACGCTTTAAACGAATACCTTAATTGCCTGTATGTATTGGTGACACGGTAACACTTTCTAGAGACTCAAGAGTTAACGATGAGAAATCTTTGTGGATTTCCTAATTTTAATAAAGGATGATAAATCAAATGGATAACAGCTCAACTTCAGTCAGATCTTTAATTTTTAGCACGCATATCGAAAGATTGAAAGAGTTGCTGTTTAAACTGCATGATGGATCAATTACAAAAGAAGAGCTCCGGGAATTATCCAAGATCCATTTAGAGTGTATGGGAATGACCGCGCATGTGGTTGGGGAAGCAAACGAATTTCTTTTAAAGTCTGATTTGCTTCCTGAAGACGATGCTAAAGAAATAAATGAGCTGCTACATAAGATCAAGGAAAGCAAAAAGGAAAAGAAAAATTTTTCTGATCAAGAATTAGAATAAAACCAGTCTTTTAACGAAAGAGAGAGGAAAGGTTTATGACAGGAGTTTTAAAAGAAAAAATTAAGAGTTTAATTGAACTTGGCTATGAAGGGGAGTATTGGGATTTTAAAGAAAAATGGCATGATGACAATGGGAAATTGGTACATGATATTTTATGTTTTGCTAATACTTTTCATGACCATGATTGTTATATTATAGTCGGAGTTTCTGATTTAGGTGAAATTAAAGGTTTGGAAGAACATGAAAAGAAAAAACAAGCAAATCTAATAGATATGCTTAGAAATATTAGCTTTGCTGGTGACAGACCGAAAGTGTTTTTAAAATCATTATTAATAGATGGAAAATTCATTGATGTATTAATCATTCCAAATTCAATAAATGTTCCTTATTTTTTGAGGAAACCGTACAGAAAAGTTAAGGAAGGATACATCTATACAAGAACTGGAGATAGTAATACTCCAATTAATCAAAATTCTTCAATATCAACCATTGAATCGTTATGGAAAAAGCGATTTGGCTTTAACAAAACAGGACTAGAAAGGTTCAGTCATCTTTTGAAAGATAAAGATAATTGGAACTCCAATGATTATGGATACTATCATACTTTTAGTCCAGAGTATGCAATGAAATATAAGTTCTCTGATTCATTAAGAGAGACTATATCAGAGTTCTATTCTTATGTAATGTATAGTGAGCACACGTCAGTTGAGCAAATTGAGCTTGAAGTAAATGGCACAGTTCTTAAGGAAATAGAGTTAATAACATTAGATAGCGGGAGGTATACCACACCTTCGCCAGAGTGGGGTTATATCAAATTCAACTTCAATGATGTATTTGATTTTAAGTATTTTATAGTCGATGACCTTAGATATAATTTACATTCTTTCTTTATTGATGAAGAAAGCGAAGATGGAATGATCGCTTACAAAAATTTCATGGAAGTTACTTTAACGTTTAAAAACAGTATTGAGAAAGAAGATTTTGTAAATTTCGTTTATCACAAAGAGGCTGATTTCAAGAATAAGCTTGAACATGAATCTAAGCAATATTTTAAAACGGATAACGAAATATTCCAAAGAAGGATTGTAACAGCTCGCATATTAAAACAAATGCTTGAAGAATTTCGAGGTTAAAAAACTACGATTTTTCAAGAAAGTGTTGGTGAATACAATGGTAAAAATGATTACGGTCTGGTACAAATACGATGATAAGCGAAGCGAAACTAAATCATATTGAAGATGGATGGATAAATGAAGACTATCCAAAACCCAAAGATCCATCATATTCAAATCAAGAAGCTTGGAAGAAAAGTAATTGGGAAAGGAAGCATGCCTATTTAGATGAACAATATCATGTGTTAAATGTTCCACCAGCGAATTGGGTTAAATAATGAATAGTTTTAAACTCCAATTTGGAGCTTTAGGAGGGGAGTATACAAATGATCAAGGTTTACACAATAGGTCATGAGATACCAAAAAAAATTAAGTCCTGCATTTCTGAATGGAATTACTGGAATTGGATTGTTACTGCAAATACACCAAAGAAAAACAAGGATGCTAAAGAGATCATTAACAAAATTGAGCCTGATGCTGATAAAGTTGCAGTATTTAAGAACGGCGATGTTGATGTTAGCTACATGTTTCCCGTTAAGTAGCTTTAAATAAAAGAAGCATTTTAACCTAACCGGGCACCGGAAGAAGAGAGGCTAAATGCTCTTCTTCATCCCGCAGCGGCGACATTCACGCAGGAAAATCCCGTCTTTAACCGAACTCTTGAAAAGCGTATAGTCGCAATTGTCGCAGCGGCCGTAATGTACATCAGGATACTCTTTATAATCGTACACAGTGGATGTGTCATACCCTTTTGTTTCAAACTCTTTCTCCATTAAATCACCTTCAGATATAAGTTTCGACTTCATAAGAATAGCAGATCTTGATATTCAAATACAATCTAACTTGGCCAAATAAAAAATAAAAC